ATCAAGCTCGCGCAGTTTGCGGCAACTCAGCGGGATTCGCAGGGCGCTCACCTTGCGGCGGGCCTCGCGGACCCGACCAAATTCCCGGCCTACGCGCGAGAATCACTAACCCGCGTTGCGGAGCTTGCCAAGCGGGATGGCATGCTCTTTCCCGAAAGTGTGCGAGCGGAGTACGGCAAGCATGAGAGCGACCTCACCGCCACCACGCGTGTTCTTACGGAGCACATGGCGGCAATGCAGGCGGTTGGACGCGATGTGCAGGAAGAGATTGGGCGACGTACCGCGATTGGTCATGCGCCTGACCCCCTGCTACTTGAACGGTTGAATCGTGATGCCGCGATCGCGCGGGCTGCGATGAGCGTCGCGCAGGCTGATTACTCTCAGCGCGCATCCCAGACATTTTCGATTCGTAATGACACGAGTTGGATGACCCTCGACAAGTCGAGCGAGGCGTATCAGAAAATGAACCAGCAGTACGAGGAAACCAACGCGCAGCTTCGAGAATTGCGGGCAGTATATGACGACCTATCTCGCGTCAGTGCGAAGGCGGAAGCGGCACTGATGGAGGTAGCTCGCCTAGATCGTCTCGCGGATGGAAGGGTCGCCATTCAGGTCCTCAGCGAGATTCGCCCCTTCGGCTCTAAGTTGGAGGTCGGCACCGTGGGCCGTGGCGCGAAAACGGCGATAGCATCATTCGAGCGGGCGACGGCCTACTACCCGACTGAATGGTATCAGCGTGCCTTTGGTCGAACCATTGGTATTTCACGCACGCAGAAGATGAATATTGGCGTCTCGGCACGGCCTACCGGTAGCGCCGAAGAGGTGCTCACGTACCGTTCGGGGGGACAGGAGTTGAAGGATTCTACCTCCGTACATGAGACGGGCCACTTTATGGAGGACGTTGGCGGACGTTCGATCGAGATGGCAGAGTGGAAGTTCATGCTTGATCGCACGACGACGGATGGAGTGCGCGACAATACGAAGAGCCTCGATTCCTGGCAGCGTGAGTTGACGGGCACGAGGTGGTCGCGAGCCTCCGACCGCAGCGCGCAGGCATATAAGGATCAGTTCGCGAGCATCTATATGGGTAAGCTGTACACGGGTGGGACTCCGCGATCAAACTTCGAACTTCTGACTATGGGTATGGAGAACCTTCGGAACCCAAGCCGCAACTCGCCAACGACGGACGCTCAGTACAAGGCGTTCATACTTGGAATGTTGGCGACATTGTAATGATCGAACGACCATACGATTGGCAGGCGGACGTGAAGTCTGGGGGCGATACCATCTCCATCGTCTTCAGGGATGGCGAGTGGACCGCGACCGGCGGCGAGATGGCGCACATGGTGCTCGTGATGTTCGAGATCAACCTCGACAGGAATATTGACGCCATGACAGTGAACCCGGTTATCACGGGACAGATGGGCGACCTCTTCGAGAAGTCATTGCGAACAATTCCGGGCGTCACGGTGTACGGCATCGACGCCGCGTACCTCGACATCCCTGATGATGAAGTGAGTGCCCGCGACCCGATTTGATCTCGTGCGTGGCATCACCACATGTGAGTGTGCTAGTGTCATCAATCGTAAAGACAAACTGTCTCAGTCGGTGAATAGCTGACTCGTGAGGCGGGGCGTGCGTTTCGTCCGTGTGAACGGGCGGGCCATGTCCCGCCTCATCTCGTTTGTAGGAAGTGATAGAAATGGCAGTAGACACGAAGGCGATGTCAACCGGAGCCGGAAGCGGTGGGGCTTTGGTCCCACCGTCCTATGGCGCGGGTGACAAATGTCCCAAGTGCGGTACGGGCCTAGCCGAGAAGGCTGGACGCGCGTCGTGCCCGAACTGCGGATGGGAAGAGCCGATTGCCAAGGCGCTCCACTGGGATGCATCTTTCGAGGAGAAGGCTGCGCAGTGGGATGTCAAGGAACTTTCCAACGGCACGCTCGTTATCGAGGGATACGCGTCCACGTGGGCGAAAGATCGCGACGGTGACGAGATCGTGAAGTCGGCGTTCGACAAGTCGTTGCCGGACTACCTGAACGACAACCCCGTCCTACTCAAGGATCATGACCGTCATCAGGTGCTCGGTAGGGTCACGAAGGCGATGACCGACAACATCGGTCTGAAGATTCGTGCCGAAGTCCCTCGTCCCGAAGCGGGTGAAGAGTCGTGGAAGTTCTCCACTTACAACGACATCAAGCGTGGGCTGCGCCGGGCGCTGTCCATCGGTGGCGTTTTTACCAGGGGCAAGGACGCGTTCAAGACCATCTATGAGGTGGCTCTTTACGAGATCAGCAACATCGCGGTTCCCTCCAATCCGAAGTCTCTATTCGCGGTCATCGCGGAGAAGGGCCTCGCGGATTGGGAGTACAAGGACGTTGCGTCAACCCCGGCATTCAGCGCACAGGAGGCGCAAACAATCATGACCGAAGAGGCAAAGGCAGCGGCAGAAGGCGAAGTCAAGCTTTCGGCTGCGGAGTTCAAGTCCGTTATGGAGCGACTCGACAGGTTCGAGACGAGCCAGAAGGAAACCGCGATCGAGAAGGCTGCCGAAGTTGAGGCAGCGGCTCGTATCGAGGCTGAGACAAAGGCCGCACAGCAGGAGGCCGAGACGAAGGCTGCGGAGGCGAAGCGCGTTAGCGAACTCGTTGACGCGAAGCTCGCCGCATGGCGTGGTGGCCGGAAGATGGTCTTCCCGACTGACACGACCGCATCCGCCGGAACCAAGGCCGGGGGCGATGAGTCCATGATTCATTTGCTCTACCGGAAGGCCAACGGAGACACTGAAGCGCGCGAGAAGCTCGTCGAGATGTCCGAGAAGGCGGCTGCGGAGTACGGCATCAAGGCACTGGGTTCGGGTTCCGGGTCAGCCGGATTTCTCGTCCCGCCCGTGTACTGGCAGCAGGGCATCGCAGAGTTCCGCTTGGCGGCTGCGAAGGTGCGCCAGCTTTGTACCGTGATCCCTGGAATCGCGACCAACTTGGTCTACATTCCTCGCGAGACGGGCATCGCGTCAGTCGGTTGGACCGCTGAGTCCGCGACGAAGGTGAGCACTGACCAGACGTTCGGTCAGATCGCCGTGAACATCTTCACCCTCGCAGGCATCAGCAAGGTCAGCCGCCAACTGCTTGAGGACTCGTCCCCAGCCGTTGACATGATCGTTCGCAAGGACCTCGGGCGTTTGCTCGGTCAGGCTGAGGACATCGCGTTCTTGGCGGGCACCGGGTCGGGTATGCCGACTGGCATCCTGAACACGTCCAACGTTCTCGGTGGGGACCTCGGTTCGCAGTCCGTCGCGGACGCGCTTGCCGGAGCCATCACAGCCATTCAGGCCAACTACTTCGGTGACCCCGAAGCAATCCTGATCCACCCCATCCACCTCAACCTGCTTCGCACCGCGAAGGACACCGTGGGTCGATACATCTTCGAGCCAACGTTCTTTGCCGCAGCCTCGCCTGCGAACCGCGCGTTTCAGGACAACCCCGGCGGCCTTGGAGGCGGGTACTCCAGCATGCCCTCGCAGGGCGGACCGCAGGGAACCGTGTGGGGTCTTCCCGTCTATGCGGACGCGAACCTCGACACGACCAGCGGTGAAGGCAACATGATCGTCGGCGCATTTTCGGAGTGCTACGTTTTGGAGCGCACCGGAGTCACCCTCGACGTGTCATCCGAAGCCGGAACCTCGTTCGAGCAGAACCAGACGTGGTTCAGGGGCGAAGAGCGCCTCGGATTCACAGCGGCTCGGCAGCCGTCGGCTCTGTACGTTGTCTCGGACATGCCGTAACCGACGAAACAGACATCACCCCCTCCCCCCAACCGCAGGCCAAGGCTCCGCAGAAATGCGGGGCCAAGGTCTACGGACTAGACTAAGGGGAGACAACCAAACATCTTGAGGAGATGAAAATAAAATGACAGCACTCGCAACAGTAGTTGCTCCAACACTGGTGAAGGAACCAGAGGGGCTTGAAGTCGCGTGGACTCAGGTCGCGAATGCCGACCAGTACACGATCACGATGTACCCACAGACTCCGAAGACCTCTTCGGACTACGACCTTGCAGAGTCAACGAAGGTCGTCAGCAGGGTTGCGGGAACAGGCGCAACCACGGAACTCGTGGGATCGCCCGCTAACAAGCTCCAGGCCGGTATCCTGTACAAGGCCACCATCACCGCGCATCAGGTTTCTGGTGCCAACACCGACTCGACCTCAGCCGCGACCACAACCGCCGTCAAGGCGTCTGGTGCGACTGGAGCGGCAGCCGGAACGTCGGGTGAGACTGCTCACTCGACAACGAATCCGTTCACTGGTGCAGCGTACGCCAGTGCGGGACAGACGAAGGGTCAGGTGACTTACGCCCGAGTGGGTGGAGTTGTCACACAGACCACGGTCGATGCCACGACTTCGGTTGGAGCGACTGCCGCAGCGCGCGACACCGCCGACCTTCCGAGTGGAGACATGCAGCAGACCATCATCCCGGATGAGGGTGACACTCAGGCGGGTGAAGGCGGGGGCAAGACCCTCGTCAGCGACATCGTTTCTTCGACTGGCACTGTCACGATCAATCCCTCGACGGGGGCGATGACCGCCAACAGCTTGACCGAAGTTGCACCGGCTCTCGCCAACCAGGGCACGCGGGTAGACCGCCTGCTCCACGAGATCGACCATACGAAGAACACAGTCAGCGCGACCGGCGTTGCTTCGTAACCCAAGCCACCGCAAACATGAGAGGCCCTCGCGAGAGCGGGGGCCTTTCGTTTATCATCGAGGGTATGCCTGATTTCCGACCAGTGCGGCGCGGTGAAATGTTCGATGACATACCCCTTCACGGTCGTCCCGAGTTTAAGGGCGGTATACTCGAAAGTGATCAACCATTCCGGGAGGCAACCATCATGGACATCGAGACGAAGGAAATCGTGAGTACCCCAAGTACGGAGCGCAAGGATGAGGCGGTGAAGACCGGCCTTAAGACCGTTCCCGATCGCACGCCGAGTCATCCGGTAGTGGAGACACCTGTGCGCGGAACGAAGGATGGTCAGGCCGAATAACGTGGTTCAGAGAACCATGCTAGGCTTGTGAGAAGACATGGCAGCGACCTTTGAGTTTGAAGAGGACAACGGCGCGGCGACCGGATCGCCCGCTAAAGGCACTACGCGCACATCGGCCCGCACCGAAGTCAACTGGAAGGCCATCGACGACTCGACGACCGCGTACTCCTCGAACCCGATTGTTGCTGGACAGAACTCGTTCCAAAAGAATCAGTTCGGTCACTTCAGTGGCACCTTCAACCAGATTCTTAACGGACTCTTTGCACATACAGCGGGCGCGCTCGGCACCGGCCTGACCCTCAAGGGACAGCCAGCCGCTACCACGTCAGCCGGTCCCTATACCTACGTCACGCCGTCACAGGTTGCAGATACCGGCCTCACGACCGATATGACTGCCGTGATCGCGATCGGCTCCGGCGTCGCCGTGTGGTTCGGCGCGACCGGCCCGGAAGCGACAGGCAAGGCGGCTTCGATGGCTACGAATCCATGCTATTCGAATTGGTTGACGACCCAACTTCAGACGACCACCTCAGCAGCCGCCGGAGATACGGCGACCGCCACCCTCACCCTCCAGTACGACGAGAACTAAAGTGATTCAGATAGTCGGACAGCCCTACAATCCCCCGCCCGAAGGCTTCCTTCAGGGTAAGCGCATCTGGCTTCCGCGTCACGTTACCGAGATGACGAAGACAGATCGGAAGTTCTGGGTCCTTGAGCGCGGAATTACGGACGTTCATATCCCGCACTGGGATGGTCCCGGTACGAACTTTTCTGGTTTTGAAACGCTTGCGTCGATGACGGTTGACGGCACCGCTTCAACGCCCGCCACGACCCCCGGCAAGTCAATCCTGACCACCGAATGTGTCCAGCCGATTGCGCCACAATACTTCAAGCTCGCTGGGTCGCGATTCTGGATGCGGGCCTACGGCACCGCACTCGCCACAGCCACGATTCCAACCTTCAGCCTCGCGGCCCAGTTCGGTCCGACCTACGCCAACCCCTTGACCACGGGCCAGATGATGGCGCAGTTTCCAGCGACTATCACTCCTGCCGCAGCGGTGACGCACCAGTGGTGGATTGATCTCATGATCACAGTTCGTGCCGTTGGCGCATCCGGTTCTCTGCGAGCAGTGGGTACGTTCTACAACGACCTTTTGACGGCAGCCACGTTCGTGACCACGCTCTTGCAGAACACGGCGGTAGATACGGCTCCGACAGCGGTCATCGCGACCGGTGCGGGTGGTCTGTTGGTCCCGATTTTCTTCGACCTCTCGCTCATTCTCGGTGCGGCCACCGCAGGTAACTCGTTCACCACCCTGGACTACTCGCTCGTCTCACTCGACTAAGACGTAATTCACCCCAATCCAATGGGAAGGAGTCAATCCAATGGCGACGACACCAGAACTTAAGTACCTCTTCTCAGTTCTCTATGCCGACGGCTCGATCTTTAAGCAGACGCCGGAGGATAAGTCGGAGACGCGTGAGGGCGGGTCGGCCTACACCGATGTACGACAGGATGAAGTGGTCCGCTTCGGAATTGAGACTGCGGATTATGAAACAATCAGGAGCGGCGACGAGCGCACGGCGCTGGTTGATTTGCGCGATGGGCATTTTGAGATCGACGGCCAGAACGTTTGGGTGGGAGATGCGCACGAGCATCTCGTGGGGGATGTTGTACTTCGGCTGATCTATTTCCGCCGTAACCAAATCCTCTTCAACGTCGAGATGGAAGAGACGGGGCACCGTACCCGCTACTATCTCGGCTGGCAGGCGACCGTCGATGGTAAGAACTACCAAGCGATGATCGGCATGGACTAAACCCAATGCCCGCGCGTACCCTTAAAAGGACTCCGCTCTATCTGTTTAGGCGGCAGCGGCCCTACGCGTCGGCCCAACGATTCATCACCGCAATCGCGCCCACGACGGTTCAAACCATTACCGGTGTGGCCCGAATTCAGGTCACGAAGACCCCGGCCCCGACGATTACCGGTGTGGCGCGTATCCAGGCCAACACTACACAAAATCAAACTGGTGTCGCTCACATTATTTTCCCAACGGGTGGATACGCACAGCCACCGGTCTATGCGCTAAGGCAAACTCCGCTCTACATTCGCAAGCGGCTTCTACCCTTCCGATCGGCCCAGCAATTCATTGCCTCTGTTCGGGCAACATCGACGACGACTCAAAATCAGCCCGGCCTTGCGCATGTCCAGATCACTACACCGCAAACTCAACCCGGTAAGGCTAACATCCGCGCGACGACTCTCAAGACTCAGCCCGGCAAGGGTCGCGTGCGAATCACTACTGCACAGACTCAGGCGGGCAAGGCGCGGATTCAAGTCTCGACTCTCAAGACCCAGCCCGGTAAAGCCAACCTCCGTGCCACGACTCTCAAGCCCCAGCCCGGAAAGGCTCGCGTGCGAATCACTACTGCACAGACTCAGGCGGGCACGGCGCGCGTGCGCATTACGACTGCTAAGACCCAGCCGGGCGTGGCCCGCGTCCGCGCAACAACCCTCAAGACGCAGACGGGCGTAGCTCGTGTTCGTGCGACGACTCTCAGGACGCAGACCGGCGCTGCTCGCGTTCGCATCACAACCACGAAGACCCAGACCGGCGCTGCTCGCGTTCGCATCACGACCTTCAAGACACAAACCGGAAAGGCGCGCACGCAGGCCACGACAGTCAAGACGCAGACTGGCAAGGCTCGCGTTCGCGCGACGACGGTCAAGACCCAGACTGGCACGGCCAACGTTCGCGCGACGACGGTCAGGACTCAGACGGGTAAGGCCAATATTTTTGTAGCGGGTGCGCCGACCGAGAGGACTCAGACAGGTAAGGCCCGTATTCGGGTCACAGTGCTGAAGGATCAGACCGGTAAGGCGCGCGTGCGGGCCACGGCGAGCCAGACGCAGACCGGCAGGGGCCGCATTCGAGTCACTACGGCGAGGGTTCAGGCGGGTGAAGCGCGCGTTCGCGGCACCGTACTACAAACACAATCCGGCAAGGCCCGCGTTCGAGTCACCACTGCTAAGACTGAACCCGGTAAGGCTCGTATTCGGACGACAATCACTAGGACGCAGACGGGCGAGGCTCGCGTTCGAGTCACGGTCACGAGGACTCAGACTGGTAGGGCAAGTGTCGTAATTGAGCGGACGAAAACGCAGACTGGTAAGGCCCGTATTCGAGTCACAACTGCGAAGACTCAGGATGGTAGGGGCCGCGTCCGTGCGACAGCGACGAAGTCGCAGGTGGGCCGCTCTCGTATACGCACCACCGTCGCGAAGACTCAGACGGGTAAGGCGAATCTCGTCCTTCGTACGGCACGGGGGCAGCAGGGGGCCGCTCGTATTCGAGTGACGGTGCCGAAGGCGCAGACGGCTCGCGCCCGAATCCAAGCGACGAGCACGCAGTCGCAAACCGGTACTGCGGCGATCGTCTACCAGCGAACCAAGAATCAACTTGGCGTCGCCAATATCCTTGCGACCACGCGGCGGACCCAGGACGGCTTGGCCCGAGTGCTCCGATTCCCTGCGCCACCACCCTCTGAAGTTCCGCCGTCATCTCCCCCTGCGGGCAAGATGGTGCATGGGCCGGGAGCGGCTGAGGGGCCGGACGTAACTCCCCTTCCGCCACGCTTGCGTTAGACTGAAGACTATGACGGCAAATCCAGCGGGCCGCTTTGAGTCCCTCGACTACTGCGCGCTCGAAGACGTACAAGCCCGTCTCTATACGGGGCAGGGCCTCCTCGGTTCAGCTAATCCGCCTGCGGGTCAGGCCGGGACGGACCGCGACAACTTCTTGAAAGACCTCATTACGAGCACCTCGCGCCGATTCGACGAAGCGGTGTGGGACAATCTGGAGTATCCCGGCCTCTTCTCGTGGATACTGGAGACGCGACTCTACAGTGGACAGGGGCAGCAGGACCTCCATGTCGGGCCATTCGCATCAATCGCGAAGGTCGAAGTCGATGCTACACCCGGTCAAGACTCGTCAACCTTTCAGGATTACACCGTCGAGTTCTCGCAACATCGAATGGGATTCCGTCCCATTCGTGGATATCCAAAGCAGGAACTATTTCGTCAGTCTACTTTTTACCAAGACCCATTCCGCCTTGGGAACATTCGCCTCACCGGTATCTGGGGAATCGTGCAGCCGAATGATAATGCCGCGCCTCCCAATGAGGACTGGGAGGATCAGTTCCTTGATGGCATCTCGACGAACGCTGGACCGATTACCGTAGCCTCCCTTGCGCCGCCAAACGGCGGATGGTGGACGACACCGGACGATGTTCGCGAGGCTGTAGCCGAATGGACCGCATACCGCTACCAGTCATCGAAGATGCCGGGCTCTAACACGACGGGGTTGAAACTGGCTACGGTCACGAACGACAAGACGATCCCTCTCGACGTGAAGGCAGTCATCACCTCTTATCGCGGGCAGACCAATGTTCCGAATTTCGCGTTCGCTGCGGACGACGGGTCGGATATTGATACGTATCCGGGCGGGTGGCGCTGGGCCGGATGGATGACTCATTCATAAATGCCGGGTACAGTCAACCTCACCATCGACCCGGAGGGAATGGAAGACCTTCTTCTGCGCTTGGACCCGGCTCGCGTTCCCGAAGCCGTCCGCGCTATCGTTACCGGCACGGCTCGCCTCCTACTGCGATACTCACAGCTTGACGCCCCGGTCGCCACTGGAACCTTGCGACGTGCCGGGTTCATGCAGATTGAGGATGACGGACAATCGGCTATCGTGGCGTACGGAGTTAAGTATGCAGGCGTGGTCGAGGGAGGATCACAGCCCCACGATATTTTCGCACGCAATGCCCAAACGCTCGCATTCATCCCCTCATCCTTCAACTCACTTGCAGGCGCAGAGCAATCGCTGACCGCGAGACGGTCCACTGGCGCGATCTCAAGGTCTGAAGCGTCCAGTCCCGACCTCACCGTGTTTCCGACCCACGTCTTTCATCCCGGCACCATCGCGAATCCGTTTCTGGCTCGGGGTTGGGAGGATGCACACGAGGAGGCCGGTACATTGGTGAGTGAAGTGGGCCAAAGGTGGTTGCGTGGCGAGGAACAGGTGGAGGTGGAGTAATGCCACTTGATGATGTTGTCATCCCGGAGGTTCAAGCAGTTCTGGTCAATTCGCTTGAAACGGTGAGCAGTCCACTCTTCGGCCTACTCGGCGCGATTCGTTACGGCGAGCAGTTTCAAGTGGCGCAGCCGCCAGAGCTTTGGATTCTGAATAAAGGTGGTTCGTTCCCGGAGAAACAGGGTTCAGAGCTAGAGCAGTCGGATTGGACGGTCACACTGAAGGCCCTATTCCCGTGGGCGAACGATCAAAAGCAGGCAGAAGACGTGCTAGGTGCACTTATCGAACCGATCCGCGAGACGTTCCGTCTCCACCTTCACCTCTTTACGCCGACAAAAGTAGCTCGTGCCCGTATTCTGAACGCAGACTGGTCATGGACCGTTGTCAACGGGGCGATCTATCGCGTGGTAGAGTTGAAGCTCGCAGTCCGGGAGAAGGTTCCCGTTCAGTTCAACCCGTAAATGTCACCGCAAGGGCGGAATGTGTAAGATGAGGAACGTCACATGGGCGAACTAGCACTTCGGAAAATTTTGGCCGGTAAGGAAGCGATTCCAGGCACGGCTGTCCTGGCCGACCGCAAGGTGTACGGCACCTTCGAACCGAAGCGCGATCAGGCTCGTCGATGGGCGATGGAAGAGCGGGGCGTCCTCGTCTCCAATTTCCGTGGTAACGCCAAGCTCGTGGACGCGACGTGGGTCTACAAGTCCGATGTCATGTTCGAGGACTTCCCCTACTGGCTCGACATCTTCAATGCTGGTGGTGTGACTCCGCTCGGTGGCGCAGGCGTGGGCTACACCTACGACTACACTCCGGCAATCGCGCCGACCTCTGGCTCGGACGGCGGCAGCCCCAACAACCTCCACGACAATCCACTAGGCTCGCGTACGTTCGAGTGGGGTGACGAGACGCTCCAGTGGCAGTTCCCCTACTCGCAGGGTGACGCGCTCAAGATCGAGATGGGCACTGATGACCCGATCATGATGGAACTCAATGGCTTCTCTCAGGAGTCGTGGCCGGTCGGTCGCAACGGATTTGATAAGGGTGGAGCGGGCCGCGAGTCCGGCACCGCCTTTGCAGCCAGCATCGGCGACCATGCCGTCGAGGCTCCGAACGGCTGGCAGATTCGACTCTTCGTGGACAAGTTCGATCCCTTCGATGTGTCGCACAATCCGATCGCGACGACCTACATCCCGATTCGCTATGTCAAGGCGACCGCCGAGTACAAGAACCAGAACAAGCGCAAGTATTTTGGAGACTTCGCACCCTTCTACCAGAAGATTGGCCGTGGCCGACGCGAAGTCGCGCTCGCTCTGACCCTTGAAGAGGACCTCTCTCCGCTGGAGAACGGTGGCGTCTACGACTCGACCCACCTTTTCGAAATCGGGGACATGATCGACACGAACCAGCCGAACTTCCGAGTCCCCCAGTCCCGTGTCCGCCTCCAGGCAGTCGGCTCGCAGATCGACGCCACTACATTCGGAACACTCCAGGCGATCGGCAAGACTAGTACAACCGTTGCGGACCTCGCAGGTGTGAAGCTCCACTCGGGTGGCGCGATCACTACGGCGGCCATCGACCCCGCAACCTTCGAGGTTCCATCGGGTGCATCAGTGAGGATCACCATCGGTGCGGGACCAACCTTCGATACTCTCGTCCTATCAGCCCCACTCCACGTGGGTGGCACCTCGATCAGCTTTGCTTCGATCGTGCCCGCCATTGGAGATTGGCTCGACGAGGCTCGAATCTACATCGTGCCGCCGTACACGTGGTTGTCGGTGTCTGCCGGACTTACCGTGGACTTTCCAGTGGATGACGGCCTCGCGCTTGTGCTCGGGGACCACGGCCAGATCGTCACCGTCAAGCCCTTCGACGTGGATGCAGGTGACTTCACCGTCGCCATCGTGCCCTTCGTGCCTCGCACCGATGTGCCCGATGCGTCCGTCATCTTCCGCGCCAAGTCCATCGAGTTCGACTTCTACGGTGCGCTCGAAGGCGACATCAAGTGGGCCGCACATGAGACGAACGTGGCGTACGACCTCAGTCTGACCGGAGTCTTTGACACCGATGCGAAGCGTCAGGACTCAATCAAGGTGACGAACGGCAACGCCAACATCGGATAACACATACTCGGGGGAGTAGGACAACATGGGAAATCGTATCCAGAAATCAGCAGACGTTCCGACATTTCGACACACCTTTCCGAATGGAGACTGGGTCGAGATGAAGGCGAACCTTCGACTCGGGGATCGCGATGCGATCAACGCCAACCTCTGGACGCCGGAGCAGAAAGAGAACGAGCAGACCGGCGAGCTTGAGTACACCGGGGGGATGAAGCTCGACACCTCGCGGGCCAATGTCGCAACACTGGCGCGCGTCATCGTTGCGTGGGGTGGTGAGGGCTTCGAGACGAACGGCAAGACGGACCCGATTGACCTCGACACCGTAGCGGGCCTCTCCGAGAACGATGCCAAGGAACTTCTGAGCGCGATCGCTGCGAGGAACCCCAAGCCCGTAGGCCCAAAAGTCCCAACGGCACCGGAAACGCCAGATACGAGTACCTCCGCGAGCTAAGGGAAGTCTCTAGGGACTTCCACCTCAAGCGATTCAAGGGCACGCCGCCCACCATCGCCGTGTACGACGGCCTCATGCAGCGGTACAGCGGTACGAGTTATGCCGACTGGGAAGACACGCCGGAGTGGTTCGTGCAGGAACTCCTGGCGTGGATCGCTGGCGAGTCTGAGGCGGACGAGGCGCGGAAGAGGGGCGGCGTGAAGCCGGGCGAGGAGGATATTCGCACGCAGGCTGCGGCTGCCGGACTGCCGTTGTCGTAGACTAGGAGACGAACGGTTCTCCGTGCGTGCCAGAGTTCGCAACTCGCGGCATCGGCCCGAAGTAACGCGACACGAAGGTAGCGCATGGCAGACGTTCAGGAAGATGTAACTCTTCAGGCCCATATCCGCGCAGAGGATGAGGGCGCATCGGATGTCTTCGGTGAAATTCTTGGCTCGGTCAAGGGTTTTGGCGGTGCGCTTCTCGGCGTCGGCGAGGGCGCGGCTGAGATGTTCACGAACATCTCTGCGGCAGCCGGAATCTTCGGTGGGGTTGCGGCAGGCGTTTTCAAAGAGACGGTCGATAGCGCGACTCATTATGGAGAGGCCGTCGCCAAGGTCGCGTTCCTCACGCACGAGTCTACGCAGGCATCCTCTGGCCTGATCTCGGCGTACCGCGCGCAGGGTTTTACCACGGACGAGGCGACTATGTCGATCCAACGTCTTACCATGCGACTGGGTGGTATCGACCAGCAGTTTCGTTCCACGCATAAACTCTCGAAGGCGAATACGGAACAGCTTAAGGAGTTGGGCCTTACGACCGAGGACCTCGTCAAGCACGGTGGCAACCTCTCGGCCCAGCTTCCGAAAATCATCGAGCACCTCAAGAATATGAAGGACCCCCTGGAGCGGGATCGACTCAGCATGCAACTCTTCGGTCGTAACTTCGGTTCGATTGCGCCCTTGATCGATGCTGGCGGGGCCGCTTTCCTGCGCGCGGAGGGTGACGCGAAGAAGTTCGGTGTCTCGCTCGGACCGGATCAGGTGCATGCACTGGAAGCCTACAAGTCTGGCATCGAGACGACCAAGGAAGCAATTCAGGGCATCACGCTTCAGATCGGGTTCTATGCCCTTCCCGCCTTCCAGAAGATGGAGGACCTCATCAAGCAGGGTATCGCGTGGTGGGAGAAGCTAAGTCCGGGCGTCCATAAGTCGGCGCTCGAAATCTTGAAGCTCACCGCTGTATTCGGGACGCTCTTCGGTGGTGCCTCCGCACTTAGCGGTGTGATTAAGCCGATGCTGCATGATGTTCCGATTCTTGGCGGGGCTTTCGAAAGTCTTATAGGCCCTATCATCCCATTCCTGGGAATCATCGGGCCGCTCGTGGGACTCTTCATCATCCTCCAACATTTGTTCCTGACCAACGCACAGGCCGCGCAAATCTTGACGCCCGTCATCGGTATGGCGAAACTCGTGTTTGAAGAGTTCATGAACCTGCTCGACATCGCTCGTGATGTGATGATGCAGGTTTTCAACGATGCCCTTCCGAAGGGACAGAGTGCCTTCCAAAACATTGCGAAGACCGTCGCAGGCTTCGTAACGGGCGCACTGGCGCAACTTGGTATCTGGTTCTCGGATGCCACCATTTGGATCGCGGACCACCGTATCGCGATCGGACTGTGGGCCGACAAACTAGCAGCCTTTGCCGGAGATGTCGCAAAGTTTCTATCGGACACGCTGAGGCCGCTGCTGGATGCGATTGGCGGTATCAAGGACTTCATCCTCAACCAACTGATCCCCGCACTATCACAGGTAGCGTGGCCCACTGCCGACCCGGCAGTCATGGCGGCATGGGGATGGTTGAAGGATAATGGCGCGACCGTCGGCAACGCAATCAAGTATATTGCGATCGGCTACGCGGCCATCAAGACGGTCGGTGCGATCAATGGCGTCGTCACCTCCGTGTACGACTTCGCCCTCGCCTTCCAGGCGGTTCAAGTTCAAGAGGGTACGGCGATCGCACTCCAGCGCGTGCTCGGGATCGAGGGCGTGATCAATGCAGCCAAGTCGGCTGCGGCCTGGGTCGCGTCCGCTTTTACCACGAATACTGCTATTGCCACGGGGGCGACTGAGTCTGAGGCGATGTATGCGGCGATGGGTATGGAGTCGGAGACGGCTGCGGGTAAATCCGGGCTGGCGTGGGTCGGAGCGGGCCTCAAGAGTGCGGCTAGTGCGGTGCGGGCTGCCGCAGTATGGGTGGCTCAGGGGGCCGTGGCGGCAGGTGCGGCAGTAGGGAGTGCAGCGCGGGCTGCGGCGGCATGGGTAGCCTCTTCCGCCACCTCTCTAGCTGGCGCGGTTGCTGCCGGGGCCGGGGCTGCGGCTGCATGGGTGGCATCCTCTGCCGTCGCCGTAGCTAGTGCCGTTGCTGCTGCGGCAGGATGGCTGCTTGCTAACGGAGCGATGCTGGTCGTGAAGGGTGCCACGCTGGCGTGGACGGCGGCTCAGTGGCTCCTCGATGCGGCCCTTGCCGCGAACCCAATCGGCCTAATCATTGTCGCCATCGCACTCCTCGTCGCCGGGATTATCTGGGCGTACAACAACGTTGGATTCTTCCGAACCGGCGTGAACCAACTATGGGCCATCCTCCAAGTGCTCGGCGCGTGGATCACCGGTACGCTCATGCCCGCGATGGGCAGGTTCTTCTCGTGGCTCGGCACGACTGCAAACAACATCGCGAGGGGTGTCGGCACGGCATTCAGCGGACTGGGTACGACGGTGAACAACGTGTGGTCCGGGATCATGACCGGCATTCGAGGCTACATCAATCAGATCATCGACGCGATTAACATTTTCATCGGCGGCATCAACCGCATGGGGAGTGCGATTAAGGCCATCCCCGGCGTGCCCCAGTTCGGAGCCATCCCAACCATTCCGCGACTAGCGCAGGGCGGTATCTTTGGTCCGGGCTACGGTGGCCCATCCCTTGCGGTGGTCGGTGAGGGCAAGGAAGCGGAGATCGTTGCAAAGATGTCGTCCATCTTCAAGGCGGGCATGGCCTCGGCTGGCGGGACGGGTGGAGGTATGGGCGGCAACATCACGATCGAGTACCACGTTGATGGGCAACTTATCGAAAGGCGGACCTCGAAGATCACGGGCAAGCGGATGCGCCTCCAGGGTGGCGGCATCGGGAGTGCGGCCTAATGATCGTCTGCATCAAGGATTTGCTACACGGCGCGGACATCTCGGAGAGTGTAGAGCGGGACTCGCAGTTCTCCATCGAGGCGACGTTCGGTGCGCGCATGGATGTTCTGAACATGGTAGTCCACGACCCGGAGCGCGCGCTCGCTCTGCCCAACCGTCGCGAGATCGTTATCTACGATGCGCCAAGCGAGACTGACATTGAGCGCGGTGCCCCCGGTACTGCCGACGTGGTTGATCCACCGTGGGCGATCTCCGCGTACAACATCTTCCGTCACGGTTCAAAGGCAGCGGCCCATGTTTCTACCAACCCAGCCCTATGGACGCCGCGCCTCTTCGCGGGCTACCTCGCCACGCCCGAGTACAAGATGCTTTCGACAGAGCGACAGATCACTGTAAGTGCACAGGACTTCACCTATCGGCTTCGGTCTACCGTTTGCAACCAAGCCTTTCCCGCGCTGCTCACTGATGATGCCATCGTGAAAGCAATCTTCAAGCAGTACCGACCCGACTTCAACACCGTCAACGTGCTTCACACTTTTAGTGGCATGCCCGCAATCAGCTTTCCGGTTCATTCACTAGAACAATTCATGCAGCGCATCACGAAGATCACGCGCGCGGTCTACCGCGTGGATTACTTCAAGCGATTGTGGTACGGACCCATCGGACAGTTTCCCGCGCCCTTCACGCTCGCGGAGTCGCCCGACCCCGTCGAGGGTCCAGCCTCAGTGCCGCCACGCATAGGGTATGAGGCTGCCACCTACACGCCGGACTCCGCGTCCCTCTCCGATCGCGTGTGGGTCGTGGGTCGTGACTTCCAGTCTGCCACGCAGACCTACATCATTCCGGCTGCGCTCACTGATGGCTCGCACTTTCAGTTCACGCTACCGGGCTCCGCGACGAAGTTCGACATCGTATCCGTTCAGGTTGATCACGGTGCAGGATATGTGAGTAAGACATTCGGAGAGGCCCCACAGGACGGCGACATCACGGATCAGTCCACCTTCAAGACGCAGGTAGTCTTTCAGCCAACGCCGCCGACGGTGGCGTTCAAGGTCACGCCCAGCGTGAGCGACCTCATCAAGATCGTCGGAAAGTTCCGCTACCCATTGATCACCATCTACTCGGACGCAGGTTTGGTTGCAAGTGTGGGTGGACTATTCTTTGATGCGGTCGTGCGTGACAAGCGTATTCGTGACCTCAAGTTGGCACAACACGTGGGCAAGGCGTACCTCGTCAATCAGGGTAACACCCTCAAGGGTATGAGCGTCACGGTGATGACTAGGGCTGTAGGCAACATCAACATCGGCCCGGCGCAGACGATCGTGATCGACGCACCCCTACTGTTCACGGGCCTCTTTGATTACGACTCGTTGGGTCACATTATCCCTGGCTCGGACAACCCCAAGACCTTCATCGTGACACGGACCACGCTGACACTGGATCAGGACAGCGACCTCCAGCATCCGTACCGTGTTGAACTCGAACTGGCAGATCACGCCTCGACTGGGGGACAATAAGTACCATGAGCATGACGAACGATGACGTGGTCGGTCAGTTCCTTAACGAACAGGCCCGCGTCAACGCCCTCAATGACGAGGGCGACGTGAACATCACCATCGAGGACGTGCAGATTATCCTTGATCAGGAGCTTGGCCTTGAAGGTCTTGGCTCTGAGGTAATCACTACCATTGACTATGGAAGCGGGCCGCGTCACTGGGGGGACGATGACATGGTATGGGGCTTCTTCGTTTGGGGTTAGTTATAATGGAACAAATGACTTCAAAGTACGACCTTGGTTTTGCGGCGGGCATCTTCGAAGGCGAGGGATGTATCACACAGACTCGCCCTCAACCGCGCAAGGTGAGATCGTCCTCTTCGACGCGTCGAGGTCGTTATCCACGGCCCGATCCGAAGGGAACGTTGGCCGTCTCGATTGCAATGACCGATCTCGATACCCTTGAACGATTCGTCGAAATCGTTGGGAGTGGTGCGATCATGGAGCACACTCCCGATGAGAGATTCAAGGTGCAATGGCGATGGACTGCGTACAGCGACAACGCCCGCCGCATCATCAAACTTCTGTGGCCCGGCCTTGGCTCGCGCCGACGTGCTCGTGCCACCGAACTTTGGAATGCGACTGTCAATCGCAATGGGTTGCCACTACCATGAAGCGACTAAGGGATCGTATCCGTGGCGGCGTTCAGCCGGACGGAATAATTCGGGGCTACGAACGTCGCGTTGGCGAGATACTCTGGCGACCCGCTTTCGAGGCCGAGAACGTGATCCTCGACCAGTGGTACGTGACCCTGTTGAATCAACTTGGCCCCGACCCGTTGGACTCGCGTGATATTGGCATGAACAACCTCGCACTCGGCTACGGTATCTCGCCCACTCCTGATATTACTGATGTCACTCTCGATTTCGAGTGGACAGACGCCGCCGCAACGCTCACCGCCCCGACTGTGGTAACTCCAACCACGAGCCTTGCAGTAACAGCCCTGCCGTACAAAATCGCGGCAGGCGAGACGATCAAGGTCGGCCCGATCGACGTTCCGATCCTCTCCGCTGACGCGAACCCAGGCGACGTGACCATCGCGGTCACAAGCTACACCCCGTCCGCCGTGTACCCGGTCGGCACGAGAGTGATCTACATTAATCTGGCAGTCTATATCCCCCAGCGACTCCCAGCGGTTGTGAATACCGTTGATTCAACCAGTCCGCCGTCCACCGTGATTAGCTTTTTTCTCATGGCAGCATCAAACTCGGAACCGATCACCTTCACGGAGGCGGGCTTGATCTATGCGACCAACACCGCCTTCGCATCCCACGTCGCGTTCGCCTATACGAAGAGTGGGAACACCGACCTTCGCGTAGACTACACCCTTGCTAGGGAGTCTGATGAATAGGCCATGACACAAAACTTTTACGACGATGTTGCTACGAAACTCATGGCAAACATGAGCGCGACGCGTCCGAACACGGCGATGGACGTGCTTCACGTGGTTGACTTTGATGGCGATACACTCGCCGTGAACTTCGACGTGCGCGTAGAGAACGAGCTTCTTCGCATCACTGCGATCAGCGTGGATACTCCGGTCGCGGGCACTGACCGATGGACCGCCTCTCACATCGGGGGAGCGGCTGCCAGCACGCACGGTGCGGGTCAGGAGGTTGAGGTTGTTCTGACGAAGTCGGGACTCGGGCTAGTCTCCGGGGCGGACGATGATTCGGCCTACATGCCGACGGCGGGCGGAACTTTTACGGGTGACGTGGAGTTCGAGGCCCAGATTGTTGATGACACCGAAAACGCTGGCACTAACGGCGATGTCCTGACCAAAGTGTCGGGCCGTCCGCGATGGCAGGCCGGTGGTGGGGGCGGCTCGATCGCAGGCGCATCAGACGTAGTCCTCACTTCTCTCGCGGATGACGATTCCTTGACGTGGGACTCGGCTACCTCGAAGTGGGTGAACGAGGCGATCACAGGCGGGGGAGGCGGCTCACTATCAACCCTCTCGGACGTGGACCTTACCGGCTTCGATGACGGTGACATCCTCACGTACGTGGCCGCCGACTCCAAGTGGGAGGCGAAGGACGATCCCGATGCTGAGGGCGAAGTCGATACCGGCTTCTCTGGTGTTGACATCATCATCCCCGGCCTTGCTGGCTCTGCCGATGTTGTGCCCGCCTCTCCGAATGTGGACGATGATGAGTTCGATCAAAATGCAGCCGGTACACCTAGTGGGTGGACCGCCTTTAACACTCCCGACACACTCAATACGAATGACAACAAGAGCCACGTCCATATCGTGAAGGCGAGCGGTAGTGGCGACAACTATTTTGGCATCGTCAAGGCGAAGACAAATCCCACTTCATTTCCGTGGACGGTCGTCGCCAAGATCGCGGACCTTTCGTATGGCAGTTCATCTGGTGGTAACTACGCAGCCGCCTTTCTTTTCATCGCGGATGGCGCGCCGGGTAGTGGGGTCAAGGGATACACCTTCGGCGTTCAAAAGAACACTGCCGGTAACACCGGGGGGCCGGTTCCTGCAGTTGCCCACTGGAGTGGGTTCTACAATATTGCGGCAGCCGGAGGCGCATCAGACAACCCGGCATACGGCAACACCGTGTTTAATGGTGCCCCGTCATACATCAAGGTCATCGTTCACGCCGCAAACAACATCGAGGTCTACCTCAGCCTCAACGGCAAGAGTTGGTTTCTGCTTGTTAACAGTCTGGGCTATCTCGCATCAGCCACCCACGTCGGCCTCTGTGTGGACAACCAGAACAATTTTGCAGACGCGTACTTCGATTGGATCAGGTTCAGCTAAGGTGAATAGGTAAATGGCACGAGTAACAAGCTCAGCGGCACAGAGTCCGATCATCATTCCAGGGTTGGCTGGGTCACCGGACATCCGCGCGAATGGAGCGGCGGACAACGAGTTCGACGACGCGTCCGGTTCGTCATGGACCTCTTACGGTACACCCACCGCAGTCGATGAAAATACAACGACGAAGAGCCATCTCTTTTTGACGAACACCGGAAACGCAACCGACAACACTAAAGGAATCATCCTAAACGCGATACTGGGGGCGCTACCTAAGACGATCACCTTTAAGGGGACCGGCTATTCACAAATCGAAGGCGCGAACTCCGGGATTTGGTTCGGCGTTACGGACTCTGCAACCGCAGCAGGCAACACTGTCGCGGGTGGGGTAATCAATAATATCCTTCGAGCGGACAAGTGGACCAACTTTGCGACCCTATCCGGTAACTCGACGACCTCCCACACTCACCTTTGGAGTGCTCCATTTTATGTCAAGATCGTTGTAACCTCGACCTCCAATGTTGATGTGTATACCTCGTACGATGGCATCACTTGGAACGGCCCAACTAACTTCAACCCCGGCTTCGGCGGAACACGTTACGTCGTCATCGGTGCCTACACGCGTGGAACGGGCCAGTATGCTGTTGACTTCGTGAGGATTGTGTAGAAATGGGCAGACTAATCGGATCAGGCACGACGCGGATCATAATCCCCGGACTCGCAGGCTCCCCCGACATCAAGTCGAGTGGGTCTGAGGACGATGAGTTCGATCAGAATGGATCGGGCACACCCTCCGGGTGGACGCTCTTCGGTGGAAACTCTCCAAGTGCCCGTACCGACATCTTTAAGAGTCATCTTCAGATTGCGGCTGCGGCTGCAACGAGCCATTCGGTCAATGGCATCATCAAGGCGAAGGCCAACCCAACTACTTTCCCGTGGACGGTCATCGCGAAACTGAATGACTGTGACGTGGACAGTAACTATGGACGGTGCGGTCTTTTCATCGCTGACGCGATTACGACGAACAAGCTAGACACGCTTTCCTTCAGTCAAAATGGCGACCCAACGATCTCCGAGACTTACTTCTCAAATTGGACGACCTTCGGTAGTATTTTGACCGGATCGGATGTTGCTCGAATCATGCCGATCTATTTCAAAATGGTCGTGCACGCAGCAAATAACATCGACATGTATTGCAGCTATAGCGGCATGGCGTGGGTCAAGGTGAAGATCGGTGCGAGCCAGCTTGCATCAGCCACCCACGTCGGCCTCTTCGTTGGAGTCTGCCCCGGCCCGCCGGACCCACAGCACGCATTCTTCGACTGGATTAGGTTCTCGTAATGCCAACAACCGAATCGCAAAACAGTGGTATGCTGGGCAACTCTCGTGCCCGGCTTGGATTCATGCGGCTCGCGGCACGTACGCAGCCCGTGGACTTCCTCGATTTTTTCTCGTTGAGAAATACGGATAACGCTTTCGCGATCCAGGCACAGCGCCTCATCGACATCCTCAAGGGTAATGTCCCGCACCGCATCCGCCCGAATGGTGGACTCGCACTCGTACGCCACGCCTCAAACACCCCGCCCGTCCTCGCATCAACTGGAGTGGACGGTCATAAGCGTGGCCGGAAGATTTGGGTGCAGACTACTGACCCCTTCCCGACGGGCCTCGTCGAGGGCGGGGATTTGTGGGTGCAATAACGTGGCACTCACAGATATCCACACCGGAGATGCTGGTAACGCGAGCCAGCTACAGCAGTTCGTAGACTTGCTAACTGGCGTGATGACCGATCAACTTATCACGCTCACGGGCGGCCTCTCGCTCACGCAGCACGTGTTGAACACAGTGCCGGTGATGCGCGGCACGGTTCCGTTGGGTGTACAGATTTGGATTCAGTCCACGACGCCAGCTACGCCAAACGACGGCGACCTCTGGTTGCAGACTCCGTAATGGGAACCTTCGGACACAACGATCCGCGCGACAACTGGTTCTACAGCGATGGTGCGATAGACAATCAGGCGTGGGACGATGCAATTAGTGTGGCGACAACGGGGCGGATCACACAGCTAACCGCGTACATGGCCGGTGACCTTGCGTCGATTCATGGTGGCCCGGCGCTTTGGAGTGGGGGCGGTTCACTACTCCTCTACACGGAGCAAGCGATCGCACGACGGTCGGCACCTTACACTGGAGGATTTGATGGAACGGGCCGCAATCAGAATGACGGCTACTACATCAACACCTACGGCTTCTCGCACACCTTTACCAACCCGACAAGCTTCTTCGTTGGCGCATTTCGACGCTCCGGCGACTCGTGGATTCTTGGCTTCGATGATCATGACACAAACTTCGGAAACCTCAAGCTCGTGTCGGGCTCGACACCCGGTACGGCGACTGGTGGCAACACGTGGTCGCATGAAACTGGTGGTTACAACGGGGGTGTCATGGCGTACGCCACGTACACCGGCCTGGGCATGTTCGCGCGTGTGGGTGGTGTCTTCGTGCCGGTCACGGGCAAGAGATTTCACGACACGACGACGACCTACTTTGCCACGGTCCTTGCGGATAATCCATTGCGATACCACAGACTAAGTGAGGCGACTGGTGGCCCGTACTTTGATTACGGATCGTACGGCAAGGATGCGACCAACTGGCTGGGCGGGCCGACCGCCGACATCTCGGGACTCATCGTTGATCCCGATCACGCAACGCGATTCGGTCTTGGCAGTGGGGGTGTTCAGGCGAATGCTGGAACGCCCGGCGACGCATGGGGGCGATCGGGACCGATCGAACAGTCGTGGGAATTCTGGATCAAGGTCCGCAGTGCAAGCTGGGACAATCCCGGAGCCGGAGGCCAAGGGCCAGTCGTCGGGGGTACAACTTCAAATACCGGTTACGGGGGCGGGAGCGGTATCCTCTCCGGCTCAACCAACAGTCACTTCGGGTCGGACGATGGTGTCCACAAGGGTGACCTGATTCGCGTCATCCTGACCACCGCGCTGTTTGGAGCGGGCAACGAAACTGGTTGCGATCTTCTTTTTACCAATGCGATGACGGGTGGTTACAACGTCACCCATCATGTCGTTGTCACTTACGACAGTGGTGGTTTCCGAGGTTGGGATATTGAGGGTCGGGGTTTCATTGTTGGAACCGGAACGCTTAAGGTCTATGTGGACGGCGCGCTATTCGGAACACAATCTATTGACGGGTTCCAACCCCAGTCGATCGGCACTGATAATGCGCCATGGGGTGACTGGAAATATGTCATCGGCCAGAGTCTCGGCTTCTCGAATCGTGACTTCGATCTTGACGAGGTCGCGTGGTACGGGTACGTACTCTCCCCAACCCAGATTGCTCATCACAATGCCGTCGGAAGGGGATCGTCTGGTGGACTTGTTTCAACCAGCGCGGTCTACTACGTCCGCAACGACGCAAACACGGCGTGGCAGCGTCTCAACATAGTGGCCCGCCGTCAGGAGATGCCGGAGAAGCGCGAGTTCCCGATTCGCGCGATCTACCCGGACGGTAACTACGAGGACTTACTCGGACGTTGGGATGATCACGAGAGTACGTTCGGAGTGGGCCGTCGGGAGTGGGATCGTGCGCGCTCCGGGATATACGTTCCGTCGCGTCGTCTCATGACCGCGTAGAGTACGTCACGTGGTAAGCATTCTTTTGGCCGCTGTCACTCCCGATCCGGTCATCTTCGGCCTCACGCCCGGAAGCATTGCGATCGTCGTCGTGAGCCTGATTGGATTCGCGGGCATCATCGGGGCGCAGATTGTAATTGGAACCTACGCACGTTCCGCAGCGGCACGTGCTGAAGCGGCAGCCCTTCGTCGCGATCAGGCCGCAGAGCAGGCGAAGAAAGATGCCCATCAGGCGAATGAGGACGCGGTCAAGGCCCAGGTAGCAGCCGTAGAGGCTCAGGCCGGACTCCTTGAAACCGCCCGTCAACTCGTCCTCACGATTCGGAATACGGACGCGACGCTCGCAGAGATCAAGGCTAAGGGCGAGGCGACTCACGCTCTCGTGAATAGTGCCTACACCTTTCAGCTTCAGGAACTTGTCTTCGCACTCGGACGCGTGGCGAGTGATAACCCAGACGATCCTCGCGCGAAGGCAGAGTACGAGGTCGCCCAACAGAAGCTCGAACGTCAGCTTGTCTCGAACCGGCAGGCGGATGATCTTCTCGCGACCTCTGCGGCACTCGCCACGCTTGTTGCAGCCAAGTCCGCCGTAGTGGTGGAAAGGTAACCCGTGCTAATGTGGTCATTACCACGCCAGTGCAATCCACTCTGAGGAGTACAGCATCATGATGTTCCGTAGACTACTTTTGATCGGTGTCGTTCTCTCTGCATGGGTCGTGAATATTGCGGCAAGCGGAAGCTCGCAGGAGAACGCAATCGCCATCGCCACCATCGCGGGCCTCGTCCTGCCGTTCCTGTTCAAGTACGTACCAAAAGCGGGTCACTACATGATTGCGATTGTCGTCGCCGTATCGGCCCTCGCGGCGGTCGGCGCAATGCTTCTGTCTGGTGATCTGGACATCGAACACCTCCAGAACCTCAACACGACCGCGCTACTCGGCCTCTTCATGACCGTGTACGGTCTTGGTCAGCTTGTCTGGTCGATCCTGACGCAGCACCCCGATACTCAGGGCGCGGTCACCGATCCGGCTCCGGTTCCTACTCCAGTACCACCCGTCTCAGCCCCTCCCGACCCTCCAGCAGTCCCGGTCATTGTCATTCCCTCAGCGGATCGCGGAGCTTAATCGCAATATCAGGCGAATAGTCCTCAGAGTGTCCGCTAAGATTAGGGCTATGGGAAGCCCTGCACCGGCCTCTGAGGACTTAGAATTGCCTCTCATTGGTCCCGAACCCCTCAGTGTGATCTACGACCTACATCTTGAGCGAGAGTGTGCCCGACCAAAATGTGGGAAAACCTTCCTTGCGCGTCGCAAAGACCAGCGGTACTGCTCAAATCTTTGCGCTCGCAAGGACTACACTGATAGGTACGACTTGCCAGTTTCATCCGGCCTTTCAACTGGCACAATCGGTGCGATTTCGGAACTCGTTGTTGCAGCCGATCTTATGCGTCGAGGATTCGAGGTTTATCGTGCCCTCAGTCCAGCAAGTAGCTGTGATCTCTTGGCTCAACCAAGGGGAGGTAGTCAGCTTCGTATTGAAGTGCGAACGGGATACCTCTCTCCAGCGACCGGACGACCCATCTTTCCGCGCAACAAAAGAGAAAGTGAGCATCTCCTCGATCATTACGCTATAGTTCTTCGAGATGGCGTGATTGTTTACGATCCGCCCCTTTCGATAATGCCACAACCTTGGCCCGCATCAGTTAAATAAGGCCCCAAATGGGAAAAGGCCCCGGCCCCTCGCGGGACCGGGGCTGATTTGTAGCTGGCGGGCCGTAGGGGAGTCGAACCCCTCATCTCCTCCTCGACAGGAAGGCATCATGCCGATAGACCAACGGCCCGTGGGCTGGAGCGGGTGGCGGGAATCGAACCCGCGTACCTGACATGGCAAGCCAGTGCACTACCACTGTGCTACGCCCGCTCGTGCTAGGACTCTTCGGTTTTTACCACACCCTGCAACAAGCGGCCCGCTCGTTGACCGACTTGCCGGGCGCGGAGTTGCTGTAGCTCGCGCGGGTTCCGGGGCACCCACTTGATGTCGGCCTCCTCGACCATGATCATGTCGAGCCGAACCACGCGCTTGGCATCAACGCGGCCCGCCGGGTACACGACGGCGGTGCGATCGAGTACCGCCTGGACGATGACCGGCCACTCGACATCACCGAGTTCGGTTCGTTCGATGCGGACCGCTTTGAAGTCGCGCGCGAGCACGACCTCGTCGCTCGTCTGTGCTTCGAGGATGGATTTGAGTGTCGGCACCACTACTTTCTACCACGCACAGCGCGAGCACGTTCCTGCGCTCGCATCTCAATCCGAACCTTCGTCCGGGGCTTGGGCTTGCTGTTCATCATGCCTTCACCCCGCCTTCGAGGTGCTCCGCAGTGTTGAGGCGAGCGATGAGCCTGCCGGTGCCCGCGTCCGAGCGCCACGAGGACCCACAACGCCCGCAGTTCCACTCGGCGTAGACGCGCGAGACGGTACGGATCATGGTTAACCCACGAGTCGCACCGCAGTCGGGACACTTGTCCGGTAGCTTGGGTTTCATCAGCGGTCCTCTTCGAGGAGTTGCATGATCTCGTCAACGAACGGTGGGCCACTTGGAAGCGGCTTCTCGGGAGCAATGCCGGTGATTGCGACGTGCATGTTGATGCCGCCGTCCGGCCAACGCTTGACGAGTAGGTCCGCTGGTCCGTACACCTTGCGGCGAGTGGAGGCGGGCGAAAGGACGAAGTCGAATTCGAAGAGAAGCATGCGCACCTCGCCTTCCCGCGACTCATCGAGCTTCTGATAAAGCTCCTCTGTCCGATCGAATAGAAGTGGGCCACTGTCAGACATCGGTTACTTCTCCCTTGTGATTGTGGTTGACTAATCCCATCCGGCGTGACCGCAGTAGAACGAGTCGGACTCGAACCCACCGTGCGGCTCGAAGTTCGTGCACGTGAGGGCCTTGTTCCGCGCCATGACGGCGGGATCATGGGCCTCGACACTGTAGCGGCAGTGCTTACACTGCGTGACGGCCCGCCGCGAACCAGGGCCAAGGTACTCGAAGAACGCTAGACCGGCGCGGGACGGCTCCGTGTTACCACACCCGCAGATTGCGAGACGGCCCGCGAGGTCAGGGACGGTGACAGCGACGAGCAACGACTCGGGCTTCGGCCAGCAGATTACACAGGCTGGACTGGCACCGATGGTGGAGTTGGCGGCGTGACCGCACATCATGAGCGGTGTCTCAGCCACGTAGCGCCTCCTCCAACAAGCGCCTACGTTCGCTGACGCTGATATGAGGTCGGCCCCTCTCGACATCGGTCGCGTAGTCGAGGAGATCGCGCAGTCCATCCGCCTGCTTGCGTACTGCGTCCGCGAATGTGGCGCTGTAGAACGCCTCCTGTCGCGCTGCGATGACGGGGTCGATCGGCGCGTTCTTGAAATCGACGTAAAGAATGGTGCCGTCCTCTGACTTGGCGACGAGATCATGCGAGGTAAATTGCCCTGACTCGTAGACGTTGCCGCCAGCATCGACGATCCGCCACTTGAGGCCGGGTATCGGGTTAGTCGTGACAAGGGCAAGGCCCTGCTCGACCGAACCGAGTTCGACGTTGTAGCGCATCCAGTCGGGACCATCGAGCACCTCGAAGTAGCCCCTCCACGGTCGGTTGTAGTAGCTGCCCATTTCTCTCCCTTACTTCCGGGCCATGTTACGTGCAACGACGAGAGCGGCCCGCGCCTCGGCGTTCGTCTCGAAAACTTCGACCGGCAGCCAGATTAGGCCACTTGGGGTGAGTCTACGAAACTCGATGACCCACTTGTATGGACTCTTGCGGATGGCGACCGTATCGAGGCGGGCACCGTGGCCCGCTTCGTGCAGTGCGCGCGCGATCTCGTCCGCGATGTACTCGGCTTGCGCCTTACGCATTCGGCTTCTCCTCTTTCAATTCCGCCGGATCAATAAACGCGCCGCCCCGCTGGGGGTGGCCTAGCTGCCACCCCCTGTTACTCATCGGCCTGCGATGGGCCGACCCTCGACCATCACGGTGTAGGGTCTGACCCTCATAAACGAATCGGGCAGGAACCTTTGGTTTCATGCAGGAACCGCCGTCGCCTTGGCCTTGCGAACCTTGACGGGCTTCGGCACATCGAGTGCCGGGCGGTTGATGGTCGTGGACTTGATGCCGTCACGCTCTTCGTGCTTGACGACGGTCGCCTTGATGTTGACCCACTCATCGACCGCCCACGGGCGGTAGACCGGGTTGACGTACTCGACGAGATCGTTCGTCGCGGCGTCCCATCGCTTCAACACTTCGGTTTCACCCGACTCGACGGTGAACCGGTCACCCCACATGGTGAACTGGTTCCCGGCCTCGTCCTCAAGACGGTGGAGGTACGAGGTGCCGAACTGCGTCGTGTATCCGCGAGGCTCAGCAGTGAGCTTCAGACGGAAGACCTCGCGCGTCTTCAGTGTGCCGACGAACTGCGAGTTCGCCCACTTGGACGCGCGTTCCTTGCGCTCCTGCTCGCGGCCCATCGCGCGCTGGTAGGCGGCGACGAGGGAGCAGACGATTCCGAGCATGCGCCACGTCATGTTGCCGTTGGCGCACGCCGCGTAGAGGTTCCAGAGGTAGTCGTTGTCGCCGCGCTGTAGCTCGTTCCGATCCATCGACCGAATCCACTCGATGGCGGCCTCGGCCTCCAGGGAGTCGGCCTCCGTGATCGCGACACCATCCTCGCGCATCCGCTTGTCGCCAAGCTTGCGATCGAGGTAGTCGCTCACGGCGTCGGCGGTAGCCGTCACGGTCCGCAGGTGGCCGGTGACGGTCGGGTCAGTGTCCTTGCGGGCCTCGTAGTCGCTGGACTGGCCCGCGATCTCGCGCGCCTTCGAGCGCGACATCCAACCCTTCACCCGTACACGCGCGGATGCCAGGGTCACGATCCATAGGGTCGAGAGTGAGTCGGCCTCACCACCACCGAACCCGCCGCGCTCGCCGTCGCTTATCATGCCGTCAAGCTCGATGAGGTACTCGCAGAAGCGGGCGATGGTGTCGGGCGATGCGTGCCCGGTGAAGTCCTTCAGGCAGTCGGAGCCGACTTGCGCCGTCCGACCGTCGTCGTGCATGACGATGTAGGTGTCGATGCGGAACCGGCGGGTCTTGCACTGGTCGCACCACTGCTCCGCGTCACGGTACTTCGCGGGGATTGTCTCGCCGGGGATGTTTCGCAGGATGTTGATGATGACGCCCTCGTCGTCCTTGAGGGACTGGAGGGTGCCGACGAACCGCCAGCCGTTGAGCTTGGGGCGGTCGCCCGTGACGATCACGACGTTGATGTCCTCGTAGCCGACGACGAACGCGCGCTCGACCTTCGCGTCGATCGGCACGAGCCGGTCGGCGGGAGGCTCGTCCGGCAGGAACGACATGGCGTCGAACCGGATCAATTTCATGTGCTCGACACGGACGATCTCGAACCCGATCGTTCCGGCACCGAGCTTGTTCGCGCGCTTCGCGAGCTTACCCAACTTCTCTTGGAAGGTGGGCCAGCGGGACGACGGGATGCGGTATTCGGCGGGGCCTTCCGCCACGTCTTGACCCTCGATATTCTCCATTTGCATCTCCATTGTAAGCCCTATTAGCAGGGCCATCGGCCTGAACTTTTCGGTGCCCCGGACTTCAGACCGGGCGCGGGTTCCATCCGACCCGGAATATATCCAGCGTGATATAAACCGGGCCGCTGTCGGACGCTAGGTGCCGTCCTCCTCGAACCGCTCGTCGATGTACAGGCGGGCGGGGTTGACACGGACGGTCATGCCGAGTGACTCTGCCTTCTCCGTGGCCTCGACGGCAGTGCCGTACGGGCCGAAGTAGCGGGGCAGCGAGTCGAGATCGAAGTCGATGTACCAGCCGTTCAGGCCGACGCCCTCCGGGTACTTGAAGTACCCGAGCACGGCCTGACTGCCACGCACCCGTTCCTCCCAGTCGGGTGCGATCGGGATTTCGATGGACACGAACCGCGAGACATCAAGCATGGGCGCTCTCCTCTTTCAAGTGGACGGGAAACCGAACGCTCGCGAGGAGGGGCGGTGCGGGCCTCGAACCCGCTCGCAAACGCCTCGGGTGACGGCACTGGGCTTGCGCGCAGCCTCTCACCGTTCCCGCCGGGCCGACCCTTTCACCGCAGCCACGCCGGGTGCCCCCGAACAATGCTGCGTTACATCCCCTGCCGGGGCCTCCTCGCGAGCGGAGCGGCCACGGGGCCGCTCTCGCTTACGCCCGAAGTGCTGCCTGGAGCTTCGTGTAAAGCGCCGAGCAATCGACCTTGTCGCCGCGTATCCCGTCCGGCGCGACGCCGACGAGAGTCTGCTGCTTGTCGAGCACGCCGTCCGTCACGTCGCGGAACGCGATCATCCGCGCGCTGTGCATGATCTCGTAGAGGTAGGTGTCTCCGATCTCCCCGTCGGGACACATCGGAGTGACGACGTTGCAGCACACGATCGCGAACGGGTTCTTCAACTCCGCTTCGGTGGACTGGTTGTGCTTGAGCACGTTCCACGTCCACGTGCCCGCCTGCCACACCTCGTATGCCTGCGAGTTATCGACCGGGTAGCCGCCGACCGTCTTGCCGCGTAGGTTTTTAGCTGCCAACGAAGCCTCCCTTAGTAGTGGCCTTGAACTCAAAGCCGGGGTTGTCCTTGCGCACCATCGCAAGGCGGGACACGAGCTTCTCGACGGGCACCATCGCCGCGTGAACGCGGAGGTGAGTCTCGCCGCCATCCGGTCGGAGAAAGTTGAACCGCTTCTCTCCGATCTTCCGAACCTTGATGAACGCGTAGTCTGCCATCGACTCTCCTCTTCTATCTGGTTGACTGGACTCTCGACGGGCGAATCATCGTGCGTGGGCCTGCTGTTGGCTCGCTGTACCCTGCCGCCTTGCGACGGTCTGGATGATTCGCCCATCGAGAGGAGCGGCGCGGGCCGCTCTCTCTCACGCGACTGGTAGAACTTCGATGTTGAGATAGCGGTACTTCACCGCCTCCCGCTCCATTGCCATCGCACCCTTCATGCTCATCGACCAGCCATGCACCATGAGCTTGGCTTCCTCAGCCACGAACGGTATCGCGGCCTTGGCCTCGGTGTCCTCGGCCCATCTGCGATAGTCCTCCGCGACGAACCGTCCGCCGTCCTGCGGGTACTTCGGGTCGGTGCCGGTACGCTCAGCGATGCGGTAGCGTGCCGCGAGTTCGTTGAGGTACTTGGCTTTGGCCTCGTGTCGGCTGCGAAGGAACGCTTCCGATTGACCGAACGAGATGATGACGAACTTGTACGGGCGATCCGACTGACGAGTGACCTCGATGCCGTACTTTGTCTTGACGCGGTAGATGTTGCGGCTCACGAACCCTCCTCTATGAGTGCGGCTGCGTACTCCGCGTCGGACATCTTCTCGACCTCGTCAAGGCCCATCGTGCCGTAGTCCACGGCGAGCGGTTGACTGGCGAGCTTCCGCGCGGCCCGCGTTGCGGCTGCCTTACGTCCGCGCTCCTGTCGCTTCGACTTGGCCGCGAACGCGTCCTTGGCTGCGAGCGACCGACGCAACTTGCATCCGAGCGCGTGTGCCGTCGCCGTGTTGAAGATCGACTCCTCGATCTCGCGCTGGCACTTCGGATCGTTGCAGTGCTTGTATGACGCCATGTTCGGTTCTCCCTTACACATGTACGGTCGGACGTACCATCGACGGACAGTGCCGCACGTCTTCAGCGCCTCCCGTAGGGCGACTCGTGCGTTGACCGTCCATCGAGGGGAACGGCCCGAAGTGGGCCGCTCTCTTCGTTCCTACCGACTCCCCGCGATGTCCGCAACCCGCTTGACCCTGATCGCGCCGCCCGCCTCTTGCGCGAGGCCACCAATACTCAGAACCGCGCGAGGCCCGAGGTCGCGGACGAGCCGATCGATGTCGATCTCGATCTCGACAAAACCCTCAACCTCTTCGTATGCGTCGAGGCTGTAATTCATTCTGCGAGCCTTAACACGGAACGTTCCGGCGGTGTAGTTGGTGTTCGGCATCGTCTCTCCTTACATATGTATGGGGCTGAGAGAGTCGTGCTGTCCCGCGCGGGGCCTAGTATTTCTTCGGCCTCAATGCCACCGGGTGAGTTCACGACCCCCGACCGAGCGAGTCGGCTCCAGCATCCGAAGGGCCTTCAGTTCTTCGGGAGAAGCCGACTACAAGCTCGATCGAGGGAGGCGGGCCGCATCGACGTGCGACACGGAACGCCTCAACCTCTCGTGTACCGAATAGCTTCCTTTCTCTCGATGGACGATGGGGTGTCGTGAACACCTCCCCGCCTGTCCTTCGCCGTGTGTCAGCCTGCGTCCCTGCGCCCTTTGTCCGACTCGAACGGACTCGCGCTGACCCTTCACACGGGTACTGCGGTCGGTCGCTGCCCGACCATCGCCCATCGAGAGGGCCGAGCGGAAGCGCCCGGCCATCTCTATTCTCCTGATTTCTCAGTTTGTGGGCACGGTGTGACGGTGCCTCGGCTTGGGCTATCCGGTATGCGTACCAGTCGATCTCCTTGTCGCTACGCGTCGCGCGGCGTGCCTGGGGTCGGCCCAACGGCACATTCGTAGCTAAGGGGGATTCGCCCTCCCTGCTGAGTCGGTATTGACTTGTTGCCTACCTATATTATGCCCCGAAGGCGGGCAAAACTAACCTCCCTTAGCAAGAATCTTCAGGCCGTAGCCAAGCAACCTTTAGTAGCTGCCATCTGCGGCCCCAAAGTACCTCGCGCGGCGTCTTTCGGCATGCCCGAAATGGGGAACGAGGGGCAAAAAACAGCCATTTTGAGGGCCTCCACCCTATTTCCAGCGCAACGGAGGCGAGGCACCTATCAAATGCCCCACCCCCGCGCTCAAGGCTCGAAAGCATGGCTTTTCGGATTCCGGCCTAGAGTGTTGCTCGCAGATTTCCCGCGCACTCGAACGGCCAGCCCTCACCACGTCAGTTCCGCCTGCCTCCAGCATAGCCCGGTTTTTACCACGCACCCGCCTGAAAACTTCAGGCCGGTGACGCCCCTACCCCCCGCTACCATGGAGGACAGCGGTGGAGAACCATCGCAAATTCACCAGGGGGATCAACCATGACAGACGAGCAGGAGCAGACGAAACCGGTGGCCGTATCGATGCGGTTTCAGGTCACGATCGACGGCAACACCATCGATAAGGGCACGCTGAAGGCCGAAGCGTGGAAGCTTGACGCGGACGGCAACATCCTCGACACCGCGCCCCTGCGAGAGAGGGACGGTGAGAACGTGCTCGTCAGCCTCTTCGACGCCGGAGCCTTTCTCCAGAGCGTAAGCCTCTCGATGGCGCGGAAGATCGCCCTCGACAACGGCGAGATCGTCGCAGCGGTACAGATCACGAAGCTCGCAGACAGCTTGGAACTGAACCTCACGCCACTCGACCCGGCGGACGTGACGGCGAGCGTCACGAAGTTCGCGGGCGAGCACAAGATCGGAGTTCAGCCGGTTGGAGGCGCGACTGCCTAAAGCATGACGGAGTACCTACTTGGCGGACGTGCGGTCCGCGTCAATACCGATCGCGTGGTGCTCGCCGTCGAGCACTGGGGGTTGACGCGGGCCGCTGTGGCGGCGCAGTGCGGAGTCAGCGGGCGTACGTTGCGTCGGTTCCTTGCCGGGAAGCGGGTCAGCGCACGCACGATGAACAAGGTCCTTGCGGGCCTGTACCTCGACGCGGCAGACGTGATCACATACTTGAAGGCCGGGAGGTAAGCATGGCAAAGACTGAGACGCACGCGACGTGCCGCGTGTGCAAGGGCGGATTGATTTTCCACGATTCACGTCATGTTGAGGACGTAATCTGGAGTCACAGCGACAAGCCGTTGAGTGAGACGGCGGGGCATGATGCTGACCCTGACCCGGCATCAATAGAAGTCATAGAGGTGAACTGAACGATGCCGAAACTGCAATACAAAGAGGGGGCTGATTTCCCGGAACTTCCGACGAAGACACCCGTCCTCTGCAAGATCGTCGAGTCGGAGTTCGTGACCGAGGACAATCCGTTCTATGGTCGCGAGAACAAGGACGGCAAGATCGACGAGAACGAGACGCGCGACGTGATCAAGATCGTCTTCAAGTCGATCGAGGAAGAGACGGAGGGAACCAAAGTTTGGTTCAACCCCAGCGCGAGCATCAACGAGAAGTCGAACCTGCGCAAGCTGCTCGACGCAATGTTCGAGACTGACCCGGACAAGGCCACCCTCGAAGCGTTCGACACCGACGACCTCGTCGGCATGTACGTTTACGTCATCGGCACCTACGGGCCGAAGGACACCGACCACAAGTTCCTGCGTCCCGAATCCTTTGCGCGTTACGCGAAGCAGTTCAAGCCAGGGTTCAAGCGCCCCGCCGAGAACGAGACGACCACGAAGAGGGCCGAGACAATGGACGACGGCGGTGACGACGACGACGAAGAGAAGCTCGCGGCCAAGCTCGCTGCGCTGAAGGCGAAGAGGGCTGCGGCTGCGAAGGCCGAGCCGAAGGAAGAGACGAAGGCTGAGCGCCTGCGCCGTGAACTCGCAGAGCTTGAGGCCGAAGAGGGCAAGGGCGAGCCGGAAGAGAAGCCTGCGCGCAAGACCTCGACTCGCGAGAAGGCCGTCGCCAAGACGAAGACGAAGGCCGAGAAGGAAGACCCTGAAGCTGCTTTTTGATGCGCACAGAACGAGAACTCGAACAGCGACGCGCTCAAGGACGTAGGTATTACCTTCGTCACCGCGATTCAAAGATCGCGCAAACGAGCGCGTCGCGCCGGGCAACCCCCGACCGAGTCAAGTGGTTGAGGAGCGCACATGCCGCGCATTAAGAGCAAAGCGGCCCCCTCCGATGAGGAGAGGGCCGCTAAGAAAGCCCGTAAGGATTTGGGCGCGAAGACGAAGGCCCACATCCGATACTCGATCCCGAACCCTGATGGGTCGGGAAAGAAATTCAACGTGCCCGGCGTGACGACGGTGACCGGCCAATACGCGAAACCCTTCCTCGTGGGCTGGGCCAATAGACTCGGCCTTGAAGGTACGGACTCGTCGAAGTACACGAACGAGGCGCGCGATATCGGGAACGCTGCCCATTATCTCATCGAGTCGAAGCTCCGCAATGAGGAGCCGAATGTCGATGACTTCACGGGCAACCAGATCGACCGTGCGAGCTTCGGCGTGAAGGCGTTCGATGACTGGGCCAGCGAGCACACCGTCGAGCCTCAGCTACTTGAGGCTGTCTTCACGTCGGAGAAGTACCGATATGGCGGGCAGCTTGACTTCTACGGCCTGCTTGACGGCAAGCCCACGCTCCTCGACTTCAAGACATCGAGCGACCTCTACCCCGAGCACGGGTGGCAGGTGGCCGCGTACTGGAAGTTGCTGCGCGAGAACGTCACCGACGAGTACCCCGACGGCATGCCGGTCGAGGGCGTCCGTATCCTACGCATCGGGCGCACGTCGGACGAGGGATTCGATGAGCACGTGCTATCCGGCACACAGGTGATCCGTGGATGGCGCGTCTTCGAGGCGCTGCTGAATCTCTACTGGGTCCACAAAGCGAACAAAATGTGATGGCACGAGACATTCAGATTCACTACGCCGACGAGTGGGCCGCGCTTTACGTGGACGGCGACCTCGTCGAGCGTACGGTCGGAGACTCCTATATCGCGGAGGAGCACGCACTCAACCTCCTTGGTGTCAAGCAAGTGCACGATGACGCATTCATGCGGGGCGGCAATGACCGATCGACCGTTGCGAATACCTTAATGGAGGTCGATAACTTTCGCTTCACCCGCCAGAAGAAAAGGATCGAGGCCGCTCGACTGCGCGCGGAGGCGGCGCGCCTACTGGACGAGGCCGAGGAGTTGGCTCCCAAATGATCAAGCGATTCCTACGGTGGCTCTTTCAGCGTGACGACATTCGCCCCATCCCGGAGATCGGTGACCGCGTCTCCACAGGTTATGCAATTCTGACGGCGACCGAGATGACTGCATCGCACGATGAGTACGGCAGGCATGTCGTCACGGTGACGTTCGTCAAGAAACCGGGGAACAACCGATGATTCGCGCGGTCTTTACCTACAACGAAATGCAGGGCGACCACCTCTTCGTGAGGCAGAGGACCTACGAGGTGGAAACGATTCCTTGCAAGGGCGAAACCGTTGTGCTCGAAGACAACTCCTATCCGTTCGAGGTGAAGAACGTTACTCACTTCATAGGATCGGGCGGCGCAATTAGTGTGGAGTTGAAGTGATGGTACAAGTTTGGATCGTTCGTCAAGTTGATTACGAGGAGCAGGAGCCGGTCGCCGTCTTCACCGATGGCCTCAAGGCAATGGATGACGCACAGCGCCGCACGGATGCGCCGGAAAACGACGGCCCCTTCTCCTATGGCTACGATGTCGTAGGACCATTCGAGCTAGACCCATCATGAGCGATCACATCACACGTCTCGGCGCACGCAAAAACCTGTGCAATTTCTGCGACCGCCATCAAATCTACGAAGTGACGTACGACCTCAAGGCCCGCTGCGCCCACGCGCCCATCGGCGCGTGCATTCGGCACCTTCACAAGGGCGTGAGGTATGTGGCCTCGTGCCCGGACGCCGGAAATTACGTGCTCGTCGGGAGGCTGCCGTGATGAACAACGAACCGGCACTCTTGTGGGTCGATATTGAGACGACGGGCCTGATCCCACGTGAGGGACAGATACTCGAACTTGGCCTGCGCCTCACCGACTCCAGGCTGACGACCCTAGCCGAAGCAAGTTGGGTTGTACGATTTGATCGCGCCGAGTTGAGCAACCTATCGGACTTCATCCTCGAAATGCACATGAAGAACGGCCTACTCTTCGAGTGCATGAAATCAGACATGTACTTGGCCGATGTCGAGGACGCTGCGGTGCGTTGGGCCTTCAGCCGCATCAAGGTCGGCGCAGACCTTCCACCGATGGCAGGGTCCACTGTGGGATTCGACCGCTCGTGGCTGAAGGAACACATGATAGCTGTCGATCAGCTTGCGCACTATCGGAGTTTCGATGTCTCGACGATCAAGCTCGCGGCCCGTCTTTGGATGCCCGAGGCTCCGCTCTTTAAGGGTCGCGATACACATCGCGTAATGCCTGACATCGAGGACTCGGTACAAGAGCTTCAGTATTACATCTACTCGCACGTCGTCCGGGGCTGGCCGTACTCGGACGTAAAGATTCGATCACCATTCTTTGATGCAGCAGGTGGACCGGACACCGCGCGCGTGGGGCCGAGCGATGCTTAAGACCACCATCGTGGCCTCATACATCGACGGCACCGAGCGCGAGCTTCCCGGCTACTCGATCGCGCCGGGCCTCGCCGTACACCGTGCCGTGACAATGACGGGAGACGAGACAAACGATTGGAATATCGTGCACATTCCATCGGGCTTCCGCGTGTGCGGGTCGTTCCCCACACGCAAGCAGGCGGTTCAAGCGGCGACGGAATTCGCGAAGCTGGCCGACTGGACGAGGGCCTGGAATTCGGGGGAGTTTCAGCGCGTCGGCCTCGTCGGTCAGCTACTCGGCATCCGCAGTCGCATCCTGTATTCGGGTCCGCTTTTCCGTCCAAGTCTTACGGGAATGCCAGAACAAAATCAGGGGAGGCTATTCACATGATGCCCCTTGGTAGTCACCACTCGCCCGAGACGCGTGAAAGAATGAGGCAAGCACATCTCGGTATGACCCGCCCCAATGCCAAGAGAGGATGGAAACGACCCGATGTCACCGGGGATAAGTATCGCAACGAACATTCGGTGACGCACGGTGCTTCGCGTGGCGGGCACCTCACACCGACCTACATAACATGGATGTCCATGCTGCAACGCTGCGAATATCCGCGCCATAAGAGTTATACCGACTACGGCGGGCGCGGCATCCGTGTGTGCGACCGATGGCATGTCTTCGAGAACTTTCTTGCAGACATGGGCGAACATCCTGATGGCACGACAATCGACCGCAAAAATCCTGACGGCAATTACGAGTTGGAGAACTGTCGATGGGCAACTCCACTCGAACAACGACACAACCGGAGGAGGGTGTGATGGAAGACAACTCAGTGTTTGGCCCCGAATATCCCAAAATAAATGGGGCATTTAAGCGCGACATGGCGAACGGTGGTGTCATCATGCCCGACATTTTCTCGACCGACGAGTTCAAGTATCTGGAGGACTCGTTGTGGACGTGGACGGAAAAGGTGGACGGCACGAACGTGCGGCTCCACTTCAACGGCGAGAAAGTTGCGGCAGGCGGGCGCACAAAGGATGCGCAGATGCCGGGCCACTTGATGTACGCGCTTGCGCAGTACAACGATCCGCACCGCTGGGTCGATGCCTTCGGACTTGACGATGATGGCACGCAGGACGCGACCATCTACGGCGAGGGTTACGGGCCGAAGATTCAGAACGGTGGACGCTACCGTACCGACGTGGGCTTCATCGTCTTCGACATTCGCATTGGACGATGGTGGCTGAAGCGCGAGGACGTGGTCGAGGTGGCCGGGAAGATGGGCATGGATGTGGTGCCGATCGTCGCAACCTGTTCTCTCAACGAGGCGATTGGGCAGATCAGGAACCACGACTGGGCGGGCGTCGAGACGCTTACGTCGATCGTCGCAGAGAACAACACTCAGGTGAGCGTGGCCGTGATGGAAGGCATCGTCGGCACACCGAGCGTGCCACTGTACGATCGACGTGGGAACCGCATCATCACGAAGTTGAAAATCAAAGACTTCGAGAACTTGGAGAAGCGGACCGAACGAGCGAAGCTTGCGGAAGCGTTTCCGGCCAAGCCAGGATTCGATAGGTCATCGAAGCGCGGGCACACCGAGATGACGCTGGGACAGGCAGTCTCAACGATCATCGAGGAGGGGATATGAGCAAACTGATCACGATGGTCGAACTGAGTGAGTTGAAACGGAACTCGCAAACGACCTTCGATTCCGCAACCATTGACGGGCCGGACGGCAAAAAGGTGAAGGGCGGGGACGCAATCCTCAAGCTGTTTCAGGAGCGCCTCGACAAAGGGGGCCGCTACCTCGCGGGCCTGCGCGACCTCGACCCTAAGCCGCAGGAGAAGATCGACGCCGCCCTCAAGCGCATCGAGAACATCAAGGGCGAGCGGCGCGCGTGGCAGAAGACGTACGACCTCGACCGCACCACGTACGCCAAGTTGTACGAGCTTGCGAGCCTGACCACAACACTGGGCCTGACTCGATGCGAGCCGGGCGAGGCTGCGGGCCTCCACAACGCACTCCAGATTCGGCTTGAGGACGGGGGCGTCGAGCTACTCCTCGACCTCAGCTACGATGGGGTGCCGTTCTGATGGAGGACGAACTCATAGTGTCGATCTGCCATCTCATCACGTGCGAAGACCCCGAGATGGGGAGCACGATGCCCGACCTCCACAAGATGGGCGACCTCGAAGCCGTGCTGACATTCATCATGGATCAGGACAACTACGTCACCCGTACAGAGGCGATTCAGGAAATTCGCACGGCATTGCAAGTGATCCAGATTTCGCACGGAACACTTTGATGGCACAGAAAGACAATGGATGGATCGGCGTAGACCTCGACGCCACGCTCGCGCACTACACCGAGTGGACGGAAGCCGACCTCATCGGTGAGCCGATACCGGCTATGGTGGACCGCGTAAAGAACATGCTCGCGCTGGGATACCGCGTCAAGATCGTTACCGCTCGCGCGTCCTCTAATGGGACGGTCGGACGCGACCTCGACGCCGCCAAGTTTCGCGTCGCTGCGACCGACTGGTTGATCAACACTATCGGCATCGCACTTCCCGTCACGAGCGCGAAGGATTACGCGATGATCGAACTATGGGATGACCGCGTCGTGCAAGTCACGCCGAATACAGGAGTCCCCGTGGGCGGCTCGCTCTCCCGCGTGTTTGATCTACCCACCGAACGTGCAAATGGCGGTGGCCTTATCGCGAGGACACGGCGGTGAGCACAGACATCCTTGCCGGTGTGGCCCTCATTCTATTTGGGGTCATCATCATCGTTTCATCGGCATACCGATTCATGACTGCGCATCAGCGTACTTCGGCCCGCAATTTCGAAGAGGGCTTCAACCAAGGATGGAAGCAGCACGTGGCTGCTTTTCGTATGGAGACGCCCGATTACGATCGCGGTTACACCGATGGATGGTGCGCGCTACTCGACATACTCGATGATCCGAAATCGCCGGGACCCGACCGAGCCTACGTTATTGTGAGGCGTAAACCATGATCCAGTCCGAGGCCCCGTATCGAGCCGGTAATGTTGAGGACTTTGCTCGCCTTTATCAAACGAGCTACCGCAAGATTTTTCTGACAATCAAAAGCATCATCGGTGATGCTGATGCGGCTGAAGACTGCACCCAGGATGCTTTCCTTCAGGCATTTCGAAAGTGGGCCACGTGGGAGCCGATCGCACCAGCAGAGGCGTGGGTCATGTTCATCGCCAAGAACAATGCCATCTCTTGGTTCCGCAAACAAAGGATTCGTACCGTGGATGAGGTTGTCAAGCGACTCGGACCACCAAAGATCGGGATCGACCCACAGGATTGCGTTGATGCTTCTGACATTGGGGCTGCGATCGCATCCTTGCCGCCGAAACAGTCGGAGGCTCTGATCCTGCGCTACTACCACGGCCACTCGAATCGGGACATCAGTCGAGCACTCGGCATCCCCGAGCGGACAGTCGCCAGTCGTCTCAGTGTCGCTCGCGAACATATCCGCACCCAACTCGGCCCCACTTATGCTGAGGCAATGGCACCATGAAGCTCCGCTATCGTATCGGCCTCTGGTTTCTGCGTCCCTTCCTATTGCGTGAGTACGAGGGGACGAAGCACTGTCTAGAGATAGCTACTGGTAACCACGATTTCTACTGGTCGGGCCGCCTGACAGCGATCGACCGCGTGTTGAGGGGAAGACTGCAATGAGGATCATGGGCATTGACCCGAGCTTGACGGGCTGCGGCCTCGTCCTTGTCGCGGACGGCGAGCTTAAGGTTGCAAGAGTAATCAGCACTGACTCGAAGGACCCGCGCGGCCAACGTCTCGAACAAATCTCGGAGGCTGTCGCGAGCTTCCTGATCTCGTTCAAGCCGGACATGGCCGCGATGGAGGGCTACTCATTCGGCTCGAAGTTCAACCGCGAGGAAATGGGTGAGGTCGGCGGCGTGATCAAGTACACACTGTGGGCGGCGAGCATCGACCCGATGATCTGGCCGAACTATTCGTGGAAGCAGGCACTCCTCGGCAAGGGGAAAGGGCAAACCAAAAAGGAAGACCTACGCCTACCCATCTTTCAGAAGTACGGCGTGGATATTCCCGATATGAATAACCTTGAGGCATTCTGCGTTGCGATGGCCGAGCACCTCGCGCAGTCGAATCCATCACTGCGTCCAGTCCCCAAGAAAAAACGAGGAGCAAAGAAATGAGCGGCACGAAAACCAACCCTGTCACGCCGGAAGTTTTCAATGAGATGCGCATGTCTCTTGAGATCGGCGTCCCTGGATCGACATTCGATGTGATACATGAGGTGCTCAAAGAATGCGAGTACCAAGATAGCAAGTGGGGCGAGCAAAATCACTCACCTGCCGCCTGGTTCGCAATCCTCGGTGAAGAATTTGGCGAGGTCGCAAAAGAGACGGTCGGCATAACGTTCGCGCATCCGTGGAGCACGAATTATCGCACCGAACTCATTCAGACAGCAGCCGTTGCGGTGCGCATGGTCGAGGCTTACGATCGACGAGTTCGTGCCGAAGATGTGCGCACTGCGCGAATGACGATGGTCGCTTCTCCGCATGAACTCACCGATCGCCAAATCAAATTGCTCGAAACTCAAAAAGGCGTTCCAGCGGCGCGAGGAACAAAAGGGCAAATCTCGTACAACCAACATCTTCATGGCGGGGTGCCCGAGCACCGTGACGACCCCGATGGATTCTTGGAGACGCATGCGCGCCAAGAGAAAGTGAGCGGATCATGAAGGTTTACCTTGCCGGGCCAATCGCGGGCCAGAGCGACACGAGCACATTCCAGTGGCGCGAGATCATGAGTATCATGCTCAAACAAGTGGGCATCGACTCGATCGACCCCGCCAAGCTCCGTGACTTTCGTAACGTCGAGTACCCCGGCGACGTAGCCGTGGTCGAGCCGGATAAGGCCGACATCGACTCATGTGATGTGCTACTAGCTAATGCGCATATCGTGAGTGTCGGTACGTCGATGGAAGTCATCTACGCGTGGGAGCGTGGCAAGTTCGTCATCGTCCGGCACCCGACTCCGGCGACCGCATCACCGTGGCTGCACTACCACTCACACGTGTTCACGGCCAGTCTCGGGGGCGCGCTCCAGGCCATCGAAGAGTACAAGGCCATGACATTCGTCGAGCGCACTGCGCGCCTCAGACAGAAGACAGATCAATGACTCCCATCAAATACCGAGAACGGCTACGCGCTGACTACCTCACTGAACCACCATTCGATTTCCCTCACTGCCCGGACACATTGCGAGGTCAGGTAAGCGCAATTTCGATCTTGACTGATCTCGAAATGAACGTCAAACCGGCCACTATGCTAGAGTCCCTGGAATGAGAAAAGGCGAAACGCCCGAGCAGTTCGGACAGCGCATGCGGGAAGCAAGGGCGGCCAGCGCCGCATTGAAAGCGGCGAGTGCCGCACAGGGAGCTACGGAAATGGCATCAGGTACATCAGTGAAATTCGCGGGACGTGAAGACGTTCCGGCGGGGGTACGACCCATCGCGGAGCGGCCCGTGGTTGTCGGGAGGGAAGTCGATGCCGGTACTGTCGCGGGCCTACAGCAGGCACCCGACACCGGTTTCGGCGGGTCAGCCGTCGCGGTCGAGGTCGCGAGTCACGAGGTGATCGGCGGCAACATCTCCGTCAATCGACCCGGCAAGAGGACGGGCGACACCATTGCGTCAAAGGGCAATGCGAGCGCCGTCCTGTTCAGCGACAAAAAGGATGACGGCGGATTGCCACGACAGCTTCAGCGGTCGCAGGGCCGCAGTGGTGCGGTCGAGCCGACCGGCCTCCCGTGTTCGTGCGCGTACGACATCGAGGGGAACCGCCTCTTGGACGAGAAAGGCAAGCCCAAGGGCATGGCGAGTTACAAGCGCGGCCAGGACCCGGCCATCACGTGGTGCACGGTCTGTGGCGGCGAGCGTGACGGCGTCGCACGGCCCGAGAACGCACTCCGCAGCACGGCGGCACAGGCCGCTTTGGGTGCGCGCGGCGTGCAGGTGGACGTAGACTCCATCGCCGAGCGTGTGCACGGCATGATCGACTACGATGCGATCGCAAACGCGGTTGCAACCGCAGTCCTTCAGAAGCTCCAGCCCGAGACGAAGTAATGGCCGGGCTGGGACACGAGAAGTTCGAGGCGGCACTGAAAGTTTCGGCAGAAGTTGTCGATGGCGTTACCACGCAGCTTGCCGAAGTTCGTGGCGATCTAAAACGTATCGCCCGCGCGGCTCATGCCGCTGGAATGACGGAACGCGATATAGCCAAGGCCACGGGCCGCTCTGGTCCGGCAGTTCATGCGTGGCTTCACGCTGAGGACGCGTAGGTGGTCACTGGTCAGATCGTCAAATTTCTACCTGGGTCAGGGATGGAGGAGATACCGGCAATCGTGACCCGAGTGTGGAATGACACGATGGTCAATCTCACGACGTTTCCTGATGGCATGATGCCGCAGTGCGTTACGTCAGTTCCGAGGGCCACGTATCCCAATCAGGGGTTTTCATTTCGAGAGATCGTGTAGTGGTAAAAACTGAACCGAAGATCGAGACGGCTGAGGAGTGGGAGGAGCGATCGAAGCACCTCAAGGAATCGACCACGGCGGTCGAGGAGCTTGAGGCGAAGCGCATCGCGCGGATCAAGACTGACCCAGCGAAAAAGATGGGCATGGAGGAGGCGAAGGAACCGACTGGTATCGGCACCTTTGTGCACGACAAGGCCACGGCTGAGCGTATGCTGGCCGGTGCTGAGCGTCACCTTCACGGACTCCCCAAGGGCCAACAGGAGCTTCGCGTACACGGCATCCACCTCACTGTGAACCAGCTTCGCGGGGCCGTCCGTCACGCGAGGCGTCAGCAGCACGAGCCAATTCGAGAATTTCGCGGAGCCGGGCCAGTGGGTAAGTCCGCAGAGCGGGCCGCTGGTAAAAAGCGCGCGGAAGAGTTCAATGCAAAGTTCGGGGTGAAGCAAGATGGGTAGGCGCACGCAGAAAGAACCGGCCTCGAAGTTTCATCGTCACGAGAAGTCGGTCACGCTGAGGATGGATATTCCATTGGACCTCATGCGTGAAACAGCGGCGGGGGATATTGTGGCGCAACTCGCGAAGCGCCGCATCGAAGAGTTCAGGACCAGGGAGGGTCTACATGGCAGAGGGCAAGGCGACCGAAGTAACGAGGGAGTCAAAGCGTCCAACTGAGGACGCCGACCGGACGACCATCGTCATCACCGTGGATCAGCTTAATGCTGCCGCGCCGACGACGATCGACATCGATATCGCGACCATCGACAACCTCACGAACGAGGAAGTCTCGGGCAAGCACATCCACGTCGAGCGCGAAGGAATAATTCCCGCGATGAATGCGCTGGGCACGTACCTCAACATTGTCGCAACGAAGATGGCCTACGCCATGGTGGACAGGGCACAGAAAGACCCGCAATTCGCGAAGGATATTGGACTGGACGAAAATGTCTGATCACTTGTCCCCTCTATGGGATGGGCCGGACAGTCTCGAAATCAAGACGGTGGATGTCGAGATCATCAGGCGTGGACTGCAAGAGCTTGTCTCAAAAGAGATGCTCAACACCACGGTCGATGTTGACAGTGATGAGTTCGGATTCATGATGAACATGATCGCCGTCCGCATGACACAGCGCATGCTCGCGCACACGGCGGACGAGACGGTCGTGACCGGCACCGAATCTGTCCCGGTCAACTGGTGGTCCCACATTATCTTGGCGATCGTCGGCAACGAGTCGGAGACGTGGGACGGCCACCTTCCGAGGCGCAACTACGGATGGCGATGGAGACTTTTCAAGCGTGCAAAAATGCGCACGATCAAGACGCATACGACCCTTTACCGGACGTGCCCACACGTCCACATTCCTGACAACATGTTTCACATGAGGTGGGTCCTCAACGTGAACGATGACGCGAGCCGGGCCTACTGGCAGCGGGAGAGGGGACTGACATGAGCCTTTGGGACAAGATTCGCGACGCTTTGAGCATGGACTTCAGCGGCCCCGATCCCGACGACGGGCCGGGCTACGATCCGATGGACATCGACTATGCGGATCGGATGGAGGGTGAGCGGGACGAGACGTACGCGGACGGCTCACCCATGCCGAGCCACCTCGCGACCCTCCTCCTCCGCGTGATCGAGTACCGCAACGATGAGATTCGCGAGGCACGCTCCAAGGCGTACGAGGCCGAACGCAAGCTGAAGGTGGCCGAGCGCGAGCTATCGTTGATGACGTACGAGCGGAACGAGGCGCTCCAGCGCATCGCGAAGATTTACCCGATCCTGAACAAGCGGCAGACGGCGATCCTCATGAAGCCACCGGTCGCGCTCAAGTTCGGGCCACCGGACTTAGAGTTTCCTGTACTCGACAAGGAAACGGGCACGATCAGGCAGGTGACGGTGCCGCAGCCCGCTAAAATGGAAACTGTGCGACGCGTCGGCTCGCACGGGGGCTACCCACTGAGGGCCGTCGTCGAGTACAAGGCCGATCGAAAGTCTGGAGGGACATCGTGAAGATTTTTCTCGTCAACGAGTACGACACCCGCGAGAAGTTCGAACTTACGAAGGACGAGGCAACGCAGCTACTCCAGATCGACGCGATCCTCGTATGCTTCTCAGACACCGAAAGGCTCAGTGAAAATGGGCCGGTGTCCGGCATTTGCTTTCATCCCGCCATCGACGGACCCGCCGTGTACGCGCAGTACCTCGAAACCATTCGCGAGTATCGTGAAATCTACGGCCCCAACGGCAAGGCTGCACCAGAGGATCGAAATCCATTTACCGGCAAGGTGATGACGATCATCGCGCCGCCAAAGGACGGGCCGGAACAGAACTGATGGGCGGACCCGGAAGTGGGCCAAAGAAAGGCCAGCGGCGCAAGAACCGCTATAAGTCTTTCCGCAAGGCCGCAGGCTACGAAGAGGAGAAGGAACCGTACGTCGCACCGGTCTTTCCGCGCGAGGTCATCGACGAGATAGGAATCTTCGACGACCCTGATCGCGAGCAGACTTATCCTCGACACGGCGACCGATCGTACACGAAGGTCAACGTTACGGCGATCCTCGATGCGATCCTTCGGGGTGTGCACATTCGGGCCGCGACCGGCGCGCTTGGAATCAATGAGCGCACGTACTACAAATGGATCGATAGCCGTCCCGACTTCAAGTCGCTCACGGATATGGCGAAAGCGATCACCGCGAGCCACATGATGGAGGCGCTCAACCGTCTCGCGATGCACGATGATAACGTACTCGCAATGATCGCATGGCTGAATAACCAGGGCCGTGATTTCGATTGGGGAAAGGGCGAGCGCGTCGATGTCAACGTACAGATCACGGGCAGTGTCGATGTCCAACACCTCCTCTCCGATCCGCGTCTCATCGAGCTTGAGAATGAAGCCGAAGCGCGCAGACAGCAGCTTGAGGATGGCTCCATCGAGGCCGAGTTCAAGGAATTGCCAGCCCACACCGGTCAGGAGGATTTGCTGTCATGAGCGACGAGAGCGGATCGGGCGAACCATTTGAAGTGTTCCCTCATCTGGACAATCCTGGCGACCCCGGACAACTCGGGGCTGCGTGGCGATTGCATCATCCCGAGCGGAAGAAAACCGTGAAGGTCCATCACTCGATGCACGACATCGATGTGTGGACGCGTCACCATGTGACGCACGGTATCCGACACACGATTCTGCGCCCGGCCTTCTGGCTGGGCATGACTCTTGGCTTCCCGGTTGAGCACTTGCTATGGGAGAAGGCACCGATCTTCTCCGACCTCACGAGGTGGATGGGACTATGAAGATTCGCGGGATTCTACTAGGCACGTTGGACGAGCAGATCGCAGGCGGGGACCGTCATCCGATCAACCCCAAGCTCGTCAAGCTGGAGGACGTGGTGCCCGTCACCGTCGGCTTTCAGCGGGACCGGGTCGTCGGCCGCACCACGCGGACATGGCTCGAAGATGGGCGGATTCTCTTCGAGGCTGACGTGGACGAACTGCGGGACTTCATGGTCACGAACGCGAAGGACCGCGCCCCCGGCCTTGCAACGAAGGGGGCGGTCGGCATCTCCGTCGATTCAGTAGAGGAGCGCATGCCGACCACGGCCGAGCTTGCATACACTCTCGAATCGAAGGACTTCGCAGGCTACACCATCAAGGGCGGCAGGCTCTTCGAGGTGGGCCTGACGGACGAGAACGAGAACCGGAACCAGCCCCCGTGGGAAATCGTGGAGGATAAGGAAGGATAATGCAGTACGAGTATCATTGCGACAGGTGCGACACGACCATCACGGTCCTGCGCTCAATCGCGACGCGCGACTTTCAACCGGTGTGCGCAGGTGACTTCATCATCGACACGATCAGCGGGGACGCGAAGATCGAGAACGGGAAGAAGCACAAGGCCGCGCAGATGCACCGCATCATCTCGCGCCTCGGGGCCACGTATACCAGGGGACGGCGGTATGCGTAACATGAGATTTCTCAAGAGAAATAAGGCTGTCGTCCCGCCCGTGCGCGAGCGGGAAGTAAGCGACGCCACGCAATTCCTACTGCCCGCGCTCCGGTCCACACTGACAGCGCGACGGGCTGAACGAGACTTCATCGAGTCCTGCGCGAACGACCGCGAAAAAGAACAGACGCGCCTGTATGAGCAGGCCCAATCCGCCGGACGTATCGCTGCTGAGAAGCGGTACCTCGCAGTCAAGTTGACCGATGAGATCGAGTCGCTTGAGCGCATGACTAGGGAGATTGAGCGATGAGCGCATGTACGCATCCCGACCTTCGCGACCTCGCGCATATCAACGGCTCAGGTGGCAGGATCGTCAACGTCCTCCAGTGCCGTAAGTGCGGCGCATACATTGAGCGCGAGACAACCGATCGGCCCATGACCGATCCTGAAGTGCTGAGGAAGCTCATCACCGGCACGCCGGGCAAGGTGATTACCCCGAAGTGGGGTGAGCGCGATGGGTAGCATCTTGTGGGCATTCATGGGGACGTGGTGGTACTGGGCCACGCTTGCGCTCTTCCTCTTCATCGGCCTCGTGACGGCACCGGGCCGCATAGGACGGATCGCATGCCACTGGGGATTGCATGACACCCATGAAATTCCGAGCTACCCTGGACACGTCCGCGTCATCTGCGTACGGTGCCGCGATAAATGGGAGACGCTGGTATGAGCACCCGTGTGATCAACCTCCGCGACAACGATGGCCTCAACGGCCCCTTCATCTACATCGGGCGCGGCTCGAAGTGGGGTAATCCATTCACACATCTCTACAGCGATCATCGGCTGGAGAGATTCGGCATGCACGTGACTCTTGTCGGCTCACGCGAGGAGGCGATCGAGAAGTACGAGGAGTGGCTGAAGAACCAGCCCGATCTTCTCGCTAAGATTCCGACCCTGCGCGGCCACATACTCGGCTGCTACTGCAAGCCCCTCGCATGCCATGGCGACATACTGGCAAGGATGGCAGATGAACAACAGTGAACACATCGACCTAGTCGAAGGCTACGTCACCATCCGCACACCGAGAGACATTGACGTGGACGACAGCACCATGACGATCCTCATCGGTGGTAAAAAAAACTACAAAGTCCGTCGTGAGGACAAATGGGTACACGGAGAGATCAAGTTGGACCGCACGCAGATCGCGGGCCTCGCGTACGCCATCTATCGTGTGATCGCGATGGAGGAGAAGAAAGTGGAGCGCATGAAGAAAGCCATGAGGGGAGAGGCATGAGAAAGGTCATCGTTCTCCAGGCGGACAGCAATGATCGCACGCCGCCCGAAATTGTTCTGAGGGATGGGGACGTGGTACTCTCGTCAATGTTCAGCTATTGGACAGCAGACCCTACTGGATTCCAGACGGATCGTTATGATCGTGCCCACCTCGATGTTGTCGTCGTGCGCGATTCAACGACCAAACGACCAAGGCTGGAGTGGACATGAGCGGGCCATCCCTGCGCAGGGCACGAACAGTTATCCTCGATGACCCAACGTGCACATTGACTCGGGGCATGCAGGCTGCGTTACTCGACCTTGCCATCGCCGCGAAGGAATGGGAGGTCGCTGAGGGCGCGAACCATGCAGCCGACTTCACGTCACGTGAGCATGAGACGTACATCGCGCGGGAATTGGCCGTCGCCAACCTGCGCAAGCACTTGGAGGGATTCCAACCATGAACAAAAGGAAGGCTCGACCCACCGCAGAACAGTATCGCAAGGCGTCGAGTTGTGCGCCCGACGCCACGGAGAACATCAACGATGAGGTTTGGATTGTCCACCTCTCCCGCTACCATAGGGATAATCTCGTGCGCCTACTCAACGCTGTGGGCTGGCCGTTTTACCTTCCAGGCCAATACCCCAAAGTATCGCCCCTCATCGACCCTGCACTGAGCTACTGGAACAGTGGCGACTGGGTGGGTGAAATCGCGTTAAAGTTGGCGCGACTAGACGGAAGTAGCAGCATCGACGCGGGCGACAATCCAAATGTCATTGATCCGCCACAACCAAAGGAAGCTTCATGATCGAAGTACAAATTGACGATCGGTTCGAGCGCAACGGCGTGGACATCCACATCTTCGAGCGCATGGGTCCGGGTCGGGTCATGATCTACAAGCCGACGATCGGAGACAGCGTCTTCACGAGTGAGATAGTGGATTGGCACGAGGGATCGGTCATGCCCACCTACCCGTTCCACGTGCCGCGCGAGGCACTCGGGCCGCTGTGGGCCGCACTGGGCAAGCTACTCGGTTCCGTGGAGAACCCTGCGATGTTGAGGAAGGACTTCGAGCACGAGCAGAGGCGTGTGGACGATCTGATCGGCACCATGCGTCAGCTTGCGCTGGGAGCGATCATCGAGAGTTAGCAAGCCGTCCGCAATGGGCGTAGGATAGACTGTCTCGAAGCTCAGGGAGGGCTTGATATTGAGTGATTCTTTTAACAGGGCAATCGGATTCATCGACGAGACGGACCCCAAGAGTCCACAAGCTATCGAAAGGTCTGAACTCACCGACGAGGAGTACGAGAAGCTCCATGAACGATGGCTTCAATTCGACCCGCGCCTTAAGCTCGTCATCAGCCAGCCGATGGCGTACGTGAAATTCCCTGACCTCGATAAGCCACCGATCACGGGCATCATCATCAATCGTGACCCTGGCGATGAGACGACGGCACTCGCGCAGTGCCCATCGACCATGGAGATTGCGGATAGCGTCTCGTCCGGCTGGAGCGGGCCGCTAGGCGATGAGGTAAGGTGCGAGCTTTCAGAGGGGCACGAGGGGGATCACCAGTGCATCGTCAAGTGGGATGATCTCATGGCAACATCTCCAATCAACATGGATGAGGAGGAGCGCAAGCGCCAGCACTGGGCCTACCACTCCGGGCCAGATACGCTCGCGGGCAATGACGATCTGTGAGTCACGGAACTGACCCGCTAATCATGGACGTGCCCGACTACCTGCGCGATAAGCCCCGCTGGCTGCTATGGAAGTGGGCCACGCCGGACAATCGGCCACGATTCAAGATGCCCGTGCAGCCGAATGGTAAGCCTGCAATGTCCACCGATCCCGGTACATGGTGCAGCTACGATGAGGCGGTCGCAGCCATCAACAAGTTCGAGGGCCTGGGCATCGGCCTCGGGTTTGGCGTATGGGGTATCGACCTCGACGGCGCGTTCGGGCCGGACGGCTTAAAGGATTGGGCCGCTGAGATCATCGCTCGTGTGGACAGCTACACCGAGTTCAGCCCGTCGGGTAAGGGCGTCCATATCCTCGTCATCGGTGACAAGTCGATGGACTCCGGCCTCAAGGTCAACATCTCCGAGACGGAACACTTCGAGGCGTACATGACCGCCCGGTATTTTACCTTCACGGGCAACCATGTACCCGGCACCCCCGACGACCTCCAAGACCGTACGACAGTCTTCAAGGCCCTCCGGGCCGAGTACGAAGCGTTGCGCCCCTCCTCGCAGCGTGTTCGACTCGCCCGTAGGGCCTCGCAAGGCTCTGAGACGGGCAAGGCGGCAGGCAAGGCCCTGGAGCAGGCTGTCCACCTCACGGACGAGGAACTTCTCGCTAAGGCTCAATCTGGCCCCTCTGGAGAGGCTTTCAAACGGTTGTGGGAGGGCGATCTTGCGGATTACAAGGGCGACCACTCTACGGCGGACATGGCGCTATGCGGGAGGCTGGCATTCTGGACGGGCAAGGACCCTGAGCAGATCGACCGCTTATTCCGCCAATCAGAACTCATGCGACCGAAGTGGGACACGCGTCGGGGCCTCGGGACGTACGGCGAGCAGACGATCGAGATCGCCATCGACAACTGTGAGGAGACGTACTCCGGCCCCGACACCTCCAGCTTGAACTTCGTCGAGCAGCTTAAGGCGAAGCGGGCCGCGAAGGCGAAGAGTACGCAAGTGGTAGGCGACACCGTCAAGACGGGCCACGTCAAGGATCATGAGCGGGGCCTGGACAAGACGGCTCACGGCAAGCCCGTGCATGTGGTAGAAACCGCGCGCGCTGGTCAAAGGCAAATCGAGGCAAATGAGGGAACGGCACGATTCGAGGCGCACGGAGGGGAGGGACGTTTGCGTAAAGACGGGAGCGCCTTCAGTGCTGACACGGACACCGAAGCCTTCGCGGCTGAGGAATGGGTGGCGCACTACTTCGGACAGGAACCCGACCGCAGCATCGGCCATAACGATGCGGGATATGACTTCATGATTGGCGATCTCAAGGTGGACGCCAAACTCCATCCGCCGACCGGTCACCTCATTGTCAATCCGGGCAAGGTCAAGGCGGATCGTTATGTGGTCGTCATCGGCAGCAGGGGAGCATTCAAGATCAAGGGCTGGGCTACTGCGCAGGATGTTCTCGATCACCCCCAAATCAATTTTGGTTACGGCCTCAAGCATGCCGTTCCATATGCAGACCTTCGGACCGAACCCATGATCGAGGAGGGGGAGGCCGCCAGCGTGCATAAGCCCGGCACCCTAAAGCCCGGAGTGCGGCTCTCCCCTCTCGGTCAAGAATTCACCGCCAAGTCCGACGGCATCGAGTCGATGGCCGACCTCTTCAGCGGCCACGACCCCAACGCGCCCCATGTAAGCGGTGTCGTCATAATGCCCGAACCGGACATTAAGCCTGCGCATCTTACAACAGACGACACCACGACCGTGCTACCAGCGGAAGTCGATTCTAGCCTGAACGGCGGAAATCAGCCATCGCCCGTAGCACTGACCCACCGCGCGGACGGCGTAATCGAAAAGCCCATCAAGTGGATGTGGAAGTATCGCATACCTCTTGGCATGACGGGTATGATCGACGGCGACCCTGGCGTCGGCAAGTCCTCGATCGTCTCCGCACTGACCGCGCATATCACGACCGGCACGCCGTGGCCGGACGGGTGCCCCTGTCCGATCGGGGACGTGATCATCATCGGCGGTGAGGATGTCGAGGAGTCGGTCATGATTCCAAGGCTGCGGGCCGCTGGAGCAAACATCTCCCGCGTCCACCTCATGCACACCGTCATCGACGAGATCACGGAAACTACGCGCCTCTTCAGGCTGCCGGACGATACACAACGCCTCGTCGATGAGGTCATTCGCGTCGGCGCGATCATGGTTGTCTTCGACCCCATCATGCCCTACATCTCGGGCCGCAAGAACACGAACTCGGACCAAGACGTACGGCAGGCGCTCACCCAACTCGCGAACGATGCAGGCAAATTGGGATGCACCGTCACCCTCCTGCGCCACCTCAATAAGCAGGCGAACGATACGCAAGTGGCAATGTACCGTGGCCTCGGCTCGATCGGATTCTCCGGCCTCTCACGCTGGGGATTCACCGTCGCCCGCGTCAAGAAAACCAAGAACCCCACGGTATTCTCAATGGCCCCAAACAAAGCCAGCGTGTCCGCGCAGGCTAAGGCATATCGCTATACGATTCAGCCCGTGGTCTACCCACTCGAAGGGTATGACGAGCCGATGGAGACGAGCAAGATCGAATGGCAGGAGGAGGTGGACGAGGATGCGGACGATCTGCTCGCGCCGGTCGAGGGCAAGGCGTCACCGAAGCTCGACCTCGCGGTCGAACTCCTCTACAAGCTGCTCGAAGGATCACCGATGCGGTCAGAGGATGCGATCGAGCGGCTCAAGGCACAGGGCATCCAACGGACGACGAGCTTCGAGGCGACCAAGCAGATGGGCGTGGTCATCAGGAAGGTCGGATACGGGGCCGGAGCCTACTGGGCATGGGGCCTGCCGGGGGCGGACTTTGGGGGGCTGATGGCGGCGTTCGGACGCGACGCGGTCACCATCGTAGGGGATTCGGTCACGACGAAGATTCGCTCAAAAAGTGTCGAAGATTCGGTCAGCGAATCTTCGGAGGGGAGCGGACAAAATGACGAAGATTCGGTGAGCGAATCTTCGAGGGGTTTTGAGCGAATCTTCGATGAGAGCGAAGGGTTCCTCGTATTCAAATCGTCCAAAGATTCGCTGAAGTCAGGTGGTTCAGATGAATAGCGAATCTTCAGTCATTTCTGCACACGGGGGTAAGCACGAAGATTCGTTATTCCCAGGTGAATCGTCGAGCCTCGAAAAAACAGCGGCCCAAATCGAGGCGCTCGATGTACGAATTGCCAACGGCGAGGTCTACGTTTTGGAGCACCCCGGACAGGGTCAACTGCTACTTACGCGGTTGAAGATGGAGCGGGCGCGGCTCCGCGAGGAGTGGGCCGCCGAGGTACTTGAACCGTTCAAGGCATTTGGACTGGGCCGGTACATAATCGGGCCAGCGCGACCCGATGACGGGCGGACGGTATGGATTGAGGTGCTGCACGAGCGGGCCGAGCGGTACGCTCCAAAGCGGACCGTCTCGGGTGGACGTGGGAGGCCGGAGGCGGTCGAGCTTGACGAGGTGATCAAGTTGGGCATGTACTCGGCCTACGCCAAGGCGGTCCCGCGCGGTAGCCGTCGGCCCTGGCAACTGGTATGGTCGGGGAACGGTGAGCCACTGGGAGTGGGACTCTTCGAGTCGAAGGGGGCCGCTGAGGCGTATCGGAAACGATGAGGGGGTTCTCTTGGGGTTCAGGCGGATGGCGGGCGAATTCGTCGGTAGGATGGTTCCTATGGAACAGGGTATCTTCGACTGGGACGCGCTTCGACGCAGTGCGGAAAGGATCAAACTCAGTGATCCGATGCCGGTCGAGGAACCGAAGGTAACGTACATCGCGGTCATCGCTCGCTCGAATATGCTGCCGGGGTACGCGCACAGCTACTCGTCGAATCGTCCTGACGGCGGATGGTTCGCGCTCATGGGCACGGACAGGGATGCGATCATCGACGATGCACTCGATAAGGTCGCAGAGTTCGAGACGATGAACGCGGTCCAGTACGAGGTGTGGGTCGGCACGATAACCGATCGCGTGAAGGTTCCTCGACGTGAGTACAAAATCGTTCCGCTGGACGGCAAGGGTTCGCGGTTGTGAGTGCTCGTGATCATAGGCCGTCGAGATACGTGGGTTGATGGTCGTAGACTGGGATGTCGCATTGTGGTAAATCTGAAACTGAAACGGTTGAATCCGCAGCAGCGGGCCGCGCTGGTACTCGCAACCTCGTTGGGCATTTCCACTGATGAGCAAGACGTTTGGCTCAGACAGGCTAAGCGAAGGGGTAGTCCGGCGGCATGGCCTGGGGTGGACCGTTGCGATCAACTTGCCAAGGGACGCTCGAAGTGCGTCTACGAGCGGACCGTCAAGGTCTGGCCGGGCGGTGCACGTAATCCCTTCTATGGAAAGCCTCATCGACACTGCGAGTGTGGACTACCGATCGACACGGATCATGGTTATTGTGATGAGTGCATCGCGCGTCTTATCGACGGCTGCGCCATGACCGATTATCAGTCGCACCTTCGGCGCGAGGATCGGATCGCGTGGCTGCTCAAATACGACTTTGTCGTCTTCGACAAAATGGGTCTACACGTGCGATGAGTGATTTTCCTCCGCGAGTCGAGAAGCTCCGCGAGATGATTCAGGCCGGACTGCCGGAAGCCGATTTTCTCATTGAGGAGATTTGGCACAATCGAGGGTTTGTGACTACGCGCGATACGGTGTCGGAGCGATTTTGGCGAGTCTCGATTCAGAGTGGTAAAAACAGTCTGCCGACGGTGATCGAAGTTCCTGATCGGGTCCTCTTGGAAGACGCGAAGTTTGCGACGAAGCTCGTGACCGCTAGTCCGAATCTCATCCTCCGAAAAAAGCGTTCCTGAACAATCCCCTATACGCGCATGGGGGCGGGGTTCGGGGGTCGATTTCCATGGATTCCAGGCTTGGAATTTTCTGGCCGCGCGTGAGATGTCATAAGGGAAAAGTGATCCGGGGGGTTTCCAGCTAGTCGATTTTTTCTCCCTTTCCAAAAAGTGATCCCCCCTATAAAGTGATCCGGGGGTTTTCGACTAGGCACTTTTTTGGGCATGTCCAAATTTCGAGGCAAGCTTTGAAAATTCGCTAGTTTGTTTGTACAGGGTGGGGGTTCTCAGGGTGGGGGTTTAGTTGGCTGGCTTGTACGCGAGCATCTCAATACGCGTGTGGCCCGAAACACCCCCCGGCATGGCAGCAGAGGCCCCCTACAGAGGCCCCCCTACAGCACCCCCTCTACAGAGGCCCTCTACAGGCATGCCCTAGATATATATACATGGGTACTATCATGCTACATACATGGGCCACTATAGGCTCTGATCTCAGGGTGGGTGTGCAGGGGCTTGGGTTCTCAGAGTAGTACACATGTATGGTACGAATATCCAACATTATCGCAAGCATCTTTGAGTGGCCCAAAATCGTGTCGCATTTGAGGCTTTGGGCCGCTGTGGGGCGGGGAGGTCGATTTTCTGTCCGAACTTTCTTCCCCTATCCGGCGTATATGGGACCTCCGCGAGAAAAAGAAAGGCAAATCGCCTCCCAGCGGCCCACATCGCTATGCTGGACATTGCGGCGTAGCTCAATCGGCAGAGCGGGAGGCTCATATCCTCAAGGTTCCGGGTTCGAGTCCCGGCGTCCGCAACTAAAATGGCCCGTTTCTCTTGGTGGGGGCGTAGCTCAGTTGGGAGAGCGCCTGTTTTGCAATCAGGGGGTCGCAGGTTCGATGCCTGTCGCCTCCACCAGTGGTCGAGGGCCTGTCGCCTCCACCAGTGGTTCGGAGCCAGTTGTCAGCGAGTAAGATTCGTGACTATGCGCGTTTTCATCTACTCCATGCTCGTAAGCTCTCAGAGCGTTGATCTTCTCACGACCCTGCGTGGATTCGCGCGTGGAGCGGTCGAGACGAACCCACTTGCACAGACGCCCGGCGCGCTCGTGCTCGTGAAGGTGCTCGCGGTCCTCATGGTGATGGCGACCCTGATGATCGCGGCCCGCTTCGGCCTACGCGTCTGGTTCGTGGTCGCTTATGTCACTATGATCGTCGCCGGACTGACGTTCGCAACGGCCTTGCACAATCTTCTCGTCTCATGATCCGCACCGAGCATGCAGGCGCGAAGAATGGCGGTGGATTTTGGGGTCGGCGTGAGGAGGCGAAGACAATCTCACGTGTAAAGCGCCGGATGGCGGGCAAGCGTGAGGAGCGGGCCGCTATGATCGAATCGGGGCCGCTACCTGAAGCGTACGGGCGGGTTGATCACGCCAGCGGCCCCATTTCGCCGGACGGCGCATGGTTCTATGACTACGATCAACGCGCGTGGCGTCCGATGTTTCGCGTAAGCTTGAGATCGTCATGACAATGCAGTCGGTCAAATTCCTACCCGGTGACGAGCCGGGTAAGCATCGCCTCGGGGATAGTGGGATCAATACGACGCGACCGACGCCGGTCGTTGATTTCGTCCAGGGCGCGCTCGCGGCGATCGACTCCGGCGACGTGAAGTCGGCGCAGGTTTACGTGACCCGCGCTATTTTGAAAAATCAACGCGAGGGGAAGGATGCGGGGATGCCCGCTGAGGCTCCGGAGCAGCGCCACTTACACGAGGCGGCGCATTGGCTTGATCAGGCCGCGACCGACATCATGCTTGAGGCTCGTGTGACCCACCCGCACTACCTCTCTCGCGCTCAAGCCTTACTCTGGCGCGCGCGCGAAGTCGCGCAGTAACTCGGCCCGCCCGGTACGGCGAGCCTACGGGTAAGCGGCCCGTCTCCAAAACGGGTATGAATCGAGTCCGACTCTCGACGCCGTTGCCCGGCGGCCTGAGCAGCGCGAACATGCTAGAGTCGATGGCATAGGAGGTGATCAACATGGTTGCTGCTCTTATTCTCGTTGCCGCGTTCGTAGCGTTCGTCTACGCCGCGTTCAAGTCGAGCATCAAGTTCGTGGCCGTCGGCCTCGCGCTTTGGGTCCTCGTACCGGCCTTCGAAGCGGCTGCGTCAGTCCTCGGTAAGTAGCCCTCTTCAGTGCGGGGGCGTGCTACGCGCCGCCCTCGCGTATTCTGATCGGAGTGACACGGTACGCATTCTGGCATCCGACCAATGGCGTCTCCGAGCCGCTGACCGCGAGGCAACTGAACAAATTCTTCGCGAAGGCGCAGCCCGGTTTTAGCGTGAACGTTTACACGCTGCCATCGTGGTCCGACTCGAAGTCGAAGCCCAAGCTTTCAGCGCGTCTCGCCGGATTTCTTTTACGTCATTGATCCGTGCTAGAGTAGTTCGCATGTTGAGCGCAGCGACCAAAGATGGCAAGTGCCTGAAGTGCGGGCGTCCCGTGTACGAGCGCGCCGACGGCACCTTCAGTCACGATGCACCCCCCGAGACTAGCGCCCCGGAGCCGACGGCTCGCAGTTCGCGCAAGAACGCGAGGGTGTTCGACGAGCCACCGCAGCAGGCTCAACAACCCGAGAATCATCCCGAGCCGTAACCTCGCGTTCCGGTGTAGCTCAGTCGGTAGAGCGGCGCGCTGTTAACGCGAAGGTCGAGGGTTCGATACCTTCCGCCGGAGCATGGGGTTATGGCACTGATCGGGGACTAAGATCAATGGGCAGATGGCGCGGCCTGGAACCGCGAGGTTGTGAGTTCGAGCCTCACGTCCCCGACCAATCATCAGGGAGAAGTGTGACGGCGCAGCACGGGCGGTTGTGGCCCGCTAGGAGTGGGTTCGATTCCCACCTCACCTGACCATCGGTCGATCAAGCTCCGGTGTGGACGAATTGGTAAGTCGAGTGGCCCTGAACCACTAGATTGTGGGTTCGAGTCCTACCGCCGGAGCTTGATCAGGCCGATCGGATGCGCATCGCCCGCTATGCTTTTAGCAATGGACGAGCGGTACAAGCCGGTAGAGATAAGCCCGGCCCAAGGACGGGTCACCGTGCCCGAGCTAGGTAGGCTTGTCCTATATGATCGGCCCCCGACCTATGCCGACCGTCTTATGGCACGGCAAGTGGAGTACGAGCGCGCTCGCGCTCAGTATCGCGCGCTGCCATGGATTGTTCGCGCGATGGTGCGCATCGAACTTTTCATTCGCCGTGAGAGGTTCGTCCTATGACCGAAGAGCAGGCGCGTCAGCTACGGCCCGGCGATCGCGTACAGACGGTCGTCGATGGAATTCGTGGCGTCTCTCTCAAGGTCACACGCGTGAACATTGGCGGCGACACCCTGATGATCGAGGTCATGGATGACGAGGGTCGAGAGGGAATCGTGCAGGGTGCAATCCTAGAGGCCATCGAGCGGCTGCCGGGCGCTGAGCCGTTATGGTGGTCTGAACTTATGGAACATGATGGGCCGCGCGACTAGGAAGTTTCCGTCTGACCCGATCACCTTCCACGAGGAGAGGTCGATCCTCGATGATGGTAGGATTTTGATCACGCCGGTTGAGGACCGGCCTATCCCGTTCGACAGCGATGAAGACGAGGTGGCCGATTATGGTGGCGAGTACCATCGGTGGGTGTGCCCAGCGTGTGAGGACGTTCAAGATGAGGGGTTCGATCCTCGCGGCGAGACGGTCAAATGCACAGCGTGTGGGTGGCAGGGTCGATGCGGATCGTGAACTGGCGCGAGGTCAATCGATGGCGCTATCTTCCGATGCACCTCCTCGCGGCACTTTTCTGGATCACGGTGCTCCTAACCCCTAGCTGGTCGTGGCCGGGTGGCGTGCTCGTGTATGTCGGCGTCGTCATCCTCATCCGCTCACTTCAGGCGAGTCGGGCCGCTAGGGGGCCTTATTATGAATGACGTGGAGAGGGGCAAGCCCAAGACGGCACCGGAGGACAGCGGAGGCTCGATCCAAAGGACGAACTCTCCTGATCCGTGCGACGACTACGCATGTGAGCGGCCCGATGAAGGCCACACTCACGTGGGGGCTCTGCCGCACCTGCGGCGAGTGGTCCGCTCTGGCGTAGTCATCGACGGTCTGACGGGGCTGCCGCTTTGAGCGTCGAGTCTCGTATCGACGAACTCGCGAATCAGTTTCAGAATCGTGGGTACGGCTTCGATGATGGCGATCCGCGCGGTGCGATCTTCGTCGAGATCAGTGAGATGCTTTACGCGTTCGCGAGTTCGCTGAATGTGCGCTACGTCGTTGGCATGATGGACGAAGTCGAGATGAACCGCTCGCGACACGAGGCTTCGCAGCATCCTGTGTACGGCCCATACGACACGTACGATGAGGCTGAGACTGTGGCGCGCGCGTTGAGCCTCGACCCCAATGAGGCCGTCATCATGGAGCTTCATAAGCGGCCCGCTGCCATGCGCTCCGGCGATCGCGAGGCTATCGCCAAGGCAAAGGGAGTGAGGATTAAGTCATGAAGCACATCGCGAGAGGGCTGAGCATGGACGCTGTAGCAAGGGCTGGCTGCCTTTCCGACGAGTCCCGTCGGCCAGATGTCTCGGTCCTCTCGCGATGAAGCGATTTGTCAGGCTCGTGTCGGAGGAGCCGATTTACTATGCGGGACTGTGCATAGGCATCGCGTACCTATGGGTGGCCCTGGTCTGGTTCGCCGTGCAAGTTATTGGGACTCTCGGTCGATGAGCTTCGAGATTCAGTTCACCGCCGACGATGGGGTGGATGGAGAAGCGAGCACGATCACTATCGTGCACGAGGCCGCGCCCGTTCCGCGCATCGGTGAATTGGTCGCCTTCAACCTGGGCGGCAAGCGCGAGACGTTCGAGGTCTTCGACGTGGAGTGGGAGATCAAGGATTACGACCAGCCGGACGGTGTGGGTGGCACGGAGCGGGCTACGCGGATGCGCGCGCATGTTCACTGCTCGCATTGGAGCGGAAAGGGGCACACGTGGCGAAAGCCGTAAGGCTCGCTGCCGGGTGGCGATTCCCATACAACAGTCGCAAGGCGCATGCATATGACGAGGGCGAGATCATCAGCTTGTGTCGTAAGTGGATGTTCGCGGGCGATACACTCGCTCCACTCAACGCGAAGTCGTCACGGGATGATTGTCTAGCGTGTCAGCGTATTCTCGCAAGGCGCGCGGTCAAAGCGAAGGCATGAGGCCCACGTCGCACGCCGGACTTCGTTTCGGCGGCTACCTTGCCGACATTCCTCAGCCGCACGTTCGCATGTTCCCTGGTCGAAAGCGACGCGAGGTCCGCGTCTCGGTTGTGAAGTATTACCATCACTGGTATTGCCGCCTCACGGAGGAGGACAATCCGATATGGGACTCGAAAACCGGATATTGGACGGGGGCGTGGGATGATGAGCTTTATCGTGGTCGGACCATTCAGAATGCCCAGCACTCTTCGAGCACGCTCGCGATCTTGTGGCTTGAGAACGCGATTGCCGAAGAGTTTCCGAAGGGGACTCACGTGATCGTTGATCGTGATACCCGCGCGCGCGTTCGAGACTTCAATTACCTCTTCCGTGGAGATGCTGATCCCGATTATGTGGTCGAAGGTCGCCGGGCGATTCAGCGCGAGGGGGACTGATGGGCGAGAGTTTCGCGCACGCAATTAAGCGGCGTCGCATTGTTCACGTGGACGAACCGTTCCACGGCCCGCACGGTGTGGGCTGGAAGTCGATCGGCACGGTAACGCCGTCCTATGCCCGCGCATTTGGCAGGGCTGTTATCCGGGCTGCCGACGAGGCCGAGCGCCTCGACAAGGTGAAGGCGGCGCAGCTTAAGTGCAAGCACAGTCGCACGTCGAGCACATGGTTCGAGGGGAATCAGGAACGGAAGCTCTGCCTCGATTGCGGCAAGGTCTGGTGGGATTGACGGTCAGGCGTGTGATTGCCCCCAGGCCCGCTATGCTTAGAAGCATGAACGAAGGGATCGGGAAGACGGAGAAGCCGCCGACCGGCGTGAGCGTCGTGGTCGGACTTTTCGTCATCGGTTGTGGCCTCTTGGTAGGGTTGACGATCATCGTCGCCTTGCTGGCGGTTCTTCGAGTGGCCCTCGGCATTCTCTTCAACGGGCTATGAGCAAGTTCCACGTCGAGATGGAGATCGAGACGGACGACGACGAGCTTCCGGTTGATGCTGAGGTCGTGAAGAACGATGTCCGCGACTACGTCAACGGCGAGTTCGATGGCGCGAGCTTCGAGACGCTGCCCCAGTACGGAATCACCGTGAATTCGATCGAGGTGACAGAGGTCGAGTGAGCCGCGCGCGCGTCGTGAATGCGACGCCCGAGCAGATCGCCAAGCTTCCGGTGTGGGCGCAGGACCGGATTCGACACGCAGAAAGCGCAGCCAAGCGGGCTGAGGAGCGATTTGCGGAATTGGGCCATGTGATGGATCAGTTCGAGGACCTTCCGGCGGGCGGTATCTCGTATGGTGACTGGCAACGGGCGATCGAGATTCCGCGCGGCGACAAAATCACGTTCCACATGGGTGACAGTACGGAGATCGAAATTCGATTCACACCCGAAGAGAACGCGCTCCACATATCGGGGTCGCGGACGTTGGAGTTCCACCCCATGGCCTCGAACGTTTTGCAGCTTGCGCTGGAGCGTGACCGTATTCGCGAGAAGTTGCTCGAAGCGCGAGCCGAGAAGCAAGCTGCGAATATCCTTGCTCGACCGAAGGATTTTGACGGTGGCTATCGTAAGTCGCGCAAAGATGCGGGCGGCGAACCACGATGACTCCGCGACGGTGGCAGATGGTCGGTGGCTACATCATGGGGATGTGGTTTATCACTGGCGTGAATCTATATGTAGACAATCCGCTAGCGTTGCAGTCGATTGTGCTTGCCGTCATTGCTGGAACTGTTGGCTTTGGCCTTGGATCATGGACGGTACGTGAATGGCAGGAGGCCGGGAAATGAAGGAAGCTGAGGGCGTTGTCGCGAAGATTCTTGTCTGCGGTCGCTGTTACTGGGATCGTGGAGTTGCCATCCCGCTCACGCGCATGCAGGCGCGGCGCTCCTCCTCGAAGATTCAGTTCGTCGATGACGGTCCACACGGCTCGCCCTATGTTTGGGGCTGTGGGTACTGCGATGAGGAGCGCCACCCCGGCGGCTATCACACCCGTGTTCATGTCGTCACTGGCGGCGAGCATAGGGGTGAAGAGGGCGTTGTTCACATTCCGCACGTAGTGGCACTTTGATGGCCGAAGAGAAGTCACCGGACGATTACAAACCGTTTGTACTACCGGACGGTTACAGGTGGGCCGACGAGCGGGACGAGGAAGAGATCACGCCGCAGGATGCGACGCGAAAGAGTAAGGCCGAAGAGAAGCGCGCGCGTAGGTTCGCGAAGCGTGCAGGGTTCGGCTCGTGAGTGAAATTCAGCCGACCGTCGATGTGGCGATCAAGGTAGCTTCGGCTCTCATCCATGCACAGGAGTACATGAGTGCTGATGGTCATCCGTTCGACCGTGAGGCGTTCGATTCACTATTGCATGATCCCGATGTTGATGCTTGGATGCGAACACTCGGCTCGATGGCGCTATTGCCGCGTAAGCGAAGTAATGACGAGACGTACGGATGAACAGAGCGGACCGTCTCGCGATGGCGTTGACGAAAATCGTGGATATGGAGCGCATCACGCGCACCGGTTACCACGAGCCGAGCAAGGTTTTCATGGAGATCGATCGTATTGCGCGCGAGGCTCTCGATGCCGAGATACCGTGGCCCGGCGAAGTTCAGTACAACGCGCCGCAGGATCACGCGATCGCGCGCAGGTGGATGGAGAAGCATGAGAAGGCCGACGAGCTTGTCTTCGTGCATGGGCGACCCATCCTCGCGCTCTACTTCGAGCCGGTAGCCGAACACTACCAGGGCGCGCGGCAGGTGTTCCGCAAGTTGGCCGAGCAACTTCGTGCCGGATGGGAAGAGGAGTGGTTTAGTGGGTGACGATCGCACGCCCGAGCAGAAGGCAGCCGACTTCGATGCGCTGTCCGAATCCCTTCGACGTGCCTCGCTCGATCTGAGCGAAGCCGTGTCTGTGCTCTCGGCTGACTACGCCGCATCGGGCATGGCGAAGAATCCGTTCGAGTGGCTTCGCTCGATCGAACGATGCGAGAAAGATTCCCTCATCGTTGCGGAGAAGTTTGCCGCGCTGAGGATCGCTGTTTTGAATGAGCCGTTCAAGTGATACGGCACCTTGGGGCAGGTTGGCCCTTATTTCCAGGGAGGAAAAGCATGAAGCTTGCGAGTTGGAAGAATGGATTCATCGCCCTGTTGGCGGTGATCGGTGTGACTTTGCTCGCCGGATGTTTCGAGACGAACAACGGTGGGGGCAACAACGCGGCTCAGCAAGCCGCGCTCGACAAGGCGGCCCACAATCAGGTGTACCAGCAGAAGAACGCTGTCGAGTTGAACAACTACAACGCGCGGCAGAAGATAGCCGATGACCCGACGACGATTCTGTGGTGCACGGGTGCGTTTCCAATCCCGAGTTCGCCATTGTTCACCGTGCCGATTCTCGGAAAGCTGACGAGTGCATCTAAGCGGCCATTCAGCACGTCACAGGTTGTCTTCACCGACTCGACCAACTTGAACTACAGTCCCGAACTGCCAGGGCCGGACGGTATGTATGGTCCGAGCGATACGTATCGCTACGGCTTTACGCCGGGCGGGGTGTACGTCGAGTTCAGTGGCAGCATGGAAACGTTCTGCACGACGCAGGCGACCGTGTGGCAGCGCCAGAACACGACGATCGTGGTCGCGACCGACGACAAGCTCACGAAGGCGTCACAGGGATGTCAGGCGCTTCTACCGAAGCCACCCGCCGTTCCAACCGCCGACGAACTGGCGCAGTGTCAGGCGTTGATCGCCGCAGGGGTGGGCAAGTGAACGATTTCGACGAGTTCACGCCGCCACGAGGGACGTTCGCTTTCGGATTGAAGGCGGTGCTCTACATCATCGCGTTCATCGCCATCGTGGCGGTGATCCTCGGGGCACTGGGCCTCGTGTTCGGTTGGTTCAGTGTTCCCGGCAAGGTGTTGGGTCCTGAAAACGTCACGACCCAATTCCAGCAGGCGTACGACGACATCAACTCGCTCAACGCGATCGCGGCCAACATTTGTATCGACGTGAAGGCCCGCGATGCGTACCCCAAGTCCAGCGACGGCTGGACGACCAACGAGCAGGCCGTGGTGGCGCAGGAGCAGAATTTTCAGCGCATCCAAAATCACTACGACGCCTATATCCACGATCCGTTCCGGGCGAAGCTCGTCCGACCACGCGACCTACCCGACCCAGCCCCGACTGAGGCCGAAGCCATTGCGGCGCTTCCGGGTGGAGGCTGTACCGTTTGAAGCCGACGAAGGTTGAGGCTGGGGTGATCGCAAGCTTGCCCCAGCCTCGCGGCAACTGCTACGTGACGGCTGAGGCGCTCTTCCACCTACTCGGTGGCAAGGGGGCCGGGTGGAGGTCGATGCACATGCAATGGAATGGTGATTCGCATTGGTTTTTGCAACACGAAACCGGCGTGATTCTTGATCCCGTCGCGATTGGTCTGGTCGCGAAGAAAGACATGCCCGACTACGCGAAAGCGAAGGGCAAAGGATTCCTCACGAAGAATCCATCGAAGCGGACGATCCAAATGATGCTTGCGCTTACGTACGGCATCCCGTTTGCTACCAACATCGAAATGAATGCTGAGTACCATCGTGGCCGACGCGAGGCGGGTGGCGGCTATACTCCGGGCTGGGCGGTCGATCGGTGATGTTGTGGCCCGAGCGGAAGCGGCGTCCGGTATCGAATTTCGTATTCGGAATGCTAAGTCTTTGCGCGCTTTCTCTCGCGCTCACTACCACCTTCCTCGCGTTCTACGTGGTCGGATGGATGGCTGGAGATGCGACTGGTTCAGGTCACAGCGTTGCGATTGCCATTTCCGACTCGTGCTTGAAGTCGGCCCATCAAGTCAACTGGGCACAAAACGTCGTGAACGATCGTGTGAAGTCTCGACAGATCACGCAGGCGCTTGCGAACGAAGTCATGTCGGCTGAGATTGCGAACTACGCATACTCGTGCGGCCCCTGGCCCTATCCGCCGGGCGACCTCTACATGCCGGGCGTCACCCCGATCCTGATCCCTCTCTCTAAAAAGCCAACGCTTCCCATTGCGAATCCACCAGTTCATCCCGCATGTCCGTTGACGGCTTCGCACTGTTCCGCGCGAGGCTACTGATGATCTGGTTCTGGCGACTCATGCCGGAAGGGCGCGAGGACGAGAAGAAAGTTTTTACCACCACCCCGAGCATGAGCGATGAGGATGTCGTTCGCTATCTGCGGCGGGCTGAATTCGTTGGTATCGTCGGCTCACGCATCATCGACTTTACTTTTCGTGATCGCGTAGCTGACCTTATCGGAGTCATGAACATTGACGTGGATGCGTGCGTGGTGACCGGCGGGGCACCGGGGGTCGATATGTGGGCGGAAGACCTAGCGACCGAGCGTGGGCTGCGTGTGGCGGTCGTTAGGCCCTCACGCAGGGGACCGCACCTCGCAGGCGATTACTTCAAGCGCAACACGGTCATCGTTCGGGGCGCAGAGATCGTAGTTGCTTTCTGGAACGGCAGTAGCCGAGGCACGCTCGATTCAATTAACGAGGCGATCGACTTTCACGGCTACTGTATCGTTGTAACCGACCCGGACCCGCACGTGGCCCCGGAAATTTGGCGAAGGAAGCGATGACGCGACAGGGCGGGTGGTTCCGGGATTTTTTCTACGGCGTGGGGCTTGCGTGGACCTTCGCGTGGAACTCCCAACGCGTGTACCGAGTCGAGGCCGGGCAGGCGCAACGATGGATTGAGAGACGTGCGCATTATGCCGAGTGGTGGCGTGCTAAGTAACCCTAGCGAAATTTTGGCACGGCGTGGGTAGGGTCAGCGCGGAGGCGAGGCGACGCTATCGGCAATCCGTCAAGGGGCGGGCTGCGAGTGCGCGCTGGGATCAATCTCTAGTCGGCCTCGCGAAGCATCGTGAGTATGACCGCTCGCCTGCGCGCAAGGCCGCAAAGGCTCGATACCGGCAATCCGCGAAGGGAAGGGCAGCGGAGCTTCGGTATCGCGTCAGCAAGGGCCTCACGGCTCCAAAGCGGCCCGAGCCCCAGCCCATGACGGAGCTTGATCGTCTCATTGTCGAACAGGCTCGCGACGATAGAACGTTTCAGATTAGGCGGCCCAGGAATAGTCGCATGCTCTTTGTTGATCATCGTGCCGCTAATCGACTTTTTTACGGCGGTGCAGAGAAGTTTGATTTTGACTAAACTGATGTGGGGCGGAATGGTTTCGACGGTGACCACGGGTCGCCGGACCCCGGCTCAATTCCGGGCCGCTCCACCATTCGCGGGTTAGCTAGAGACGTGTGGTAGTGTGGACGACATGGCAGAGAAAATCGAAGACACCGCTGCGCGAATTGCAAAGCACATCTACTGCGAGTTGGCCGACATGTTTTACAAGCTGGGCGGATGCGCTCCGACCCCAGTCCCGGCCCCAATTCCGATTCCTCCACTTCCCCCCATTCCTCCGATTCCTCCAATCCCAGTTCCAACGCCACGACCACCAGTTGGTCCGCTCATTTTCGACGTGACCAATCGCGCAACCGTCGTGACGGCTGCGGAAATTAGTGCGGCGATCGCCGCCGTCCAGACTCAGGTCGCACTCGACTTCATCCCAGCGTGGGGCTCGCCTGCACCAACGACGTATAGGCTCGTCTTCCTCGACGAAGACCCGAGCGTACCCGGCGCACTCGGATACCACGACCTCGAAGGCGATGTGCCGGTTTCATACATTCTCTGCAAAACCGCGAAGGATGACGGCGTCTCCGTCTCGTCCGTGTTGTCTCACGAGGTGCTTGAGATGATCGTTGACCCGATCACTACGCGAGTCATCATGGAGGACGCAGTAGGCGATGGCAAAACCTTCACGCTCTACATGGCTGAAGTTTGCGACGCGGTTGAACAGGATTTGTACACGATCAACGGAGTACAGGTGTCGAATTTTGTTCTACCCGCGTGGTTCGATCCCGAGAACAAAACGGGACCATTTGACTTTCGCAAAAAGTTGACAAAGGCACTCCAGCTTTTGCCCGGCGGGTCGTACATCGCGTTTCTGCAAGGCAACTCCCCGACGGGATGGAACCAGAAGCAGGCACGCGGCAGACCAAAATAAATCAGGGAGGCAGGATGAGTGTAAACATCACGTTCACAGGGTCGCTCGATGCGGCAGGTTCGGCCCTTCTCGCACATCTTCGGGCCGCGTTGGATCGGAATACGGCGGCTCTCGCCGCCAACACAGCACAAGGAGTGCAAACAATGTCAAGCATCGCAGACCTCACGGCAGTAGCTCAGGCAGTAGCCGACGATGACTCGGCCCTCAAGTCCGCGATCGACGGCCTTGTCGCGGCCATCGAAGCGGCCTCAAGCTTGTCCCCGGCGGATCAGGCGGCACTCGATGCGGCAGTGGCTCAGCTTCAGAGCGCGCACGCTGATCTCGCGACCCAGGCAGCCGACGCGGCAGCCGACCCGCCCGTAGCTCCGTAGTTCGTTTCCGAAAAAATCTCGTTTCAGGAGAAGATGCAATGGCAGACCCGTTTAAGCCGGTACTTAAGCCGGACGACAAAGGTGTTCGTCGTCGCGAGGGCGAACCTGTGACCCCGACTCCGGCTGAAGAGAAAGCCAAAGAGTCTGGTGAGCAGGCAAAGCCAGCGAAGTCCGCTCCGAAGTCGTAAAGAGAACTTGAAGCGCCGGGTATCATTGCCCGGCGTTTCCATATTCAGGCGAGTGTTCGTTTCAGGGCGCGCTATCATGTGATGTAGGGAAAGCACCGCCCGAGCACAATCTTCGCTCGACCGCAACGCTGCCGAAAGGTACGCCGCCCGAGCAGGCCGGTACTCACCGGGAGCGATTGAGAATCGCAAAGGGTCGCAGGGCGGTGCCCCCTAAACTGTTCCTGATCGACGCGGCGTGAGTCGTCTCTGGTCAGGCCCCGGCCCGCGCAAGGTCACCGGCCAATGCGCCGCAAGGTAGCTGGTGGGCGAACCTACCGGGCCGGACTTTTTACCACTCGGCCTAGAATCATCCAAATGGATACCTCCCTGGCCCAGTCACTCATGATCACCTCGCTTTTCGGAGTCGCAGCCCTCGCCGTGTTCTGGTGCGTGCGTGCCGACCAGCGGGACGGAAATCGCCCGTGCGTCTGTGGCGACCCATTCAAGGTCCATGCGCACTTTCGCGATTGGGACTCGGACTGGGGCGATCCCGAGCATCGTGGGCCGAACTACATCAAGCCGGGCAAGTGTCGGAAGTGTCTGTGCCGCTACTTTATCCCACTTCAGGCGAGTGACTACCCATCGCGCCGCTAAACTAATGCTTATGGCGGAAGAGGGGCGGGAGAACCTGATCGGCTCGATCGAGCACACGAGGAAGATGCTCGCGTTTTTGAAGACGTTGGACTCTCCGAGCGAGACGGCTTCCTCCCTCATTCGCCGGTACAGTGCCGAAGTCGCGGCGTACGACAGCGACATCAGGGGCCGGGAAGGAAGGTCCTCTCCTACCGGGTCACCCGGCCCCGAACCGTCGCCGTCGGAGTTTCACGACGTGGCGGGAGCGAACACATGACTACGCCGACGGCAGGCGAGTATCGGGGAATGATTCACGAGGGTCGCGTGGCTCGATTCACTGCGCGCCTTTTCTGGATGCTTCCCGACCCGGCCCACACATGGCTGGGCAAGATCACGAGCGGATGGCGCGTCGTGGCGTGGGTCACCGGTACGGCGACTGGCGGTGTTGAAATCTTGGATTACTGCTGGGAGCGATGGCCGGACAACGAGCCGATCAGGCGCAGGAAGGCATAGGTGGGCAAGGACACCGACCGAATCGAGGGTCCGTTCCAGCCCGACTGGAAAGCCTCGAACCCGAAAGATCAGGCCGCAACAACTAGGATTGATCTCTCAAGCTTTCCGCCATCGGCTGTAGCCTATGGTGCGCTCGCGTTTGTCGAGGGCGGGCTGAAGTATGGCGAATTCAACTGGCGCGTGGCCGGGGTGCTCGCGTCCGTGTACGTTGCGGCTGCTAGGCGTCATCTTGACAAATGGTGGAATGGAGAAGAGGAAGACCCGAAGACTTTGGTTCCGCACCTTGCGAACCTCATCGCATGTGCTGCGATCCTGATCGACGCGATCGAGCAGGGCAAGCTCGTGGATGATCGTCCGCCGAAGCAATCGAGCAGCCTGTATGACAGGTTCGAGGCGAAGGTGGCCCACCTCCAGAAAATCTTTCCGCGCAGGGCTGCGCGATTCACGGCTATCGACGAGGATGGTCGCAACCCGGAGGGACTCTGATGCGAATTTACGTAGCCGGACCGATGCGAGGCATCCCCGACTTCAACTTCCCGGCGTTCAAAGATGCGGCGTTCAAACTTCGCGCTCTCGGGCACGAAATTTTCAGCCCTGCCGAGCGGGACGAGAACAAGCACAACCCGCGCATGTTCAAGGGTGCTGGCAACATTGAGTCGATCGAGGGTAAGGGAGGCTTCAGCTTGCGTGAAGTCCTGGGGGCTGATCTCGAATGGATCGGAAAGAATGCTGACGCCGTCGTGCTCCTACCCGGATGGGAGAACTCGAAGGGCGCGCAGGCCGAGCGGGCGCTCGCGCTTGCGATTGGGGACGCCGGAATTCCGCCGTGCCGGGTCCTCACTCTCGAAGAGGCCCTAGCGGAAGGCCCGGCGTAAGCTTCCTGGCATGATCACTGTGACGTGTCAGGACTGCGGGCGAGCGATGGAGTTGAACGAGAATTACGTTCCTATGATGGTGGCGAACGGGGACCTCGTCAAGGGCTTCACGCGAACTCAGGAAATTGTCAATGATGCGAGGCCCGATGGAACGTTGATCGGGACGCAGGGCGAAAAGGATTTTTACCATGAGAAGCTTTTCGACATTTGCAAGTCGTGTAAGGCGAAGCCGGGTATGCCCGCCCAGCACCCGGAGCGTCAGCGTGAGGAACGGATTCAAAGCAAGATCAGATTGCTTCGCGAGATGCGGCCCGACTTAAGCTTTGAGCAACGGTGTCATGCGGCAGTCGAGGAAGAGTTCGATCCGAAGTACGAACCGAACAAGGCGTTCCGAGAATTTCTGGTTGAGAGGCAAGGACTATGAGGCAGCCGAAGGCGAAGGTACACAAGAAAGCGGCCCGACGACTCTCGCGAGGTGCGAGCGCGAAGGCGCTTGTGCGTGAGGCGCAGCAGCTTGCCGAACTCAAGCGGGGGAAGGTGGCTGTTGCGTGAATTTAAGCCTGAAGGAGTTTAAGGCGTATCTCGGTAAGGATGGCAAGCCCGCCGTCAAGGGTATTGCCGTCGGCTACTGTGTGCGCGGCGACGACTGGGATGATCGGCCCGACGCGCGCTCGCTGGGATCGGGACACAAAGAACATGCCCACGCGCACGTGCACAAGGAAGACGGGCCGGATAGAGGATGGATTTGTGTTCGCGAGATCGAGGACCTTGGGCGCAAGCATCGCGTCAGTGGTACGCTCATGCACGAACTAGCACATGTTCTCACGATCTCTCCGAAAACGGGCACCGGCCACGGCCACGACGATACGTGGCGACGTGCGATGGCGCGACTCGGGCAGTTCGTGGCCCCTGCTTGGCAGAAGCGTCCGCGATCGCGCGTCACATCGGCCTGAGTTCGACCTCGTCGCGTATCTGCTAGACGAGCGGCCCGTTCGCAAACATAGATGAGCAAGGCGACCGCGTAGACTGGCCCTCATGGGGACGGAATCATCTCCGCGCGAGCGAGCGAGAAGCTCACCGATTGGACTCGCGCGTCTCGTCACGGCTGAGGGCACGCACTATGTCGCGCAGGCGGTTCACCGCTACTTGAGCACGGTCTACATGAAGATGGTCGCGGCTGCGACAAATCCGAAGGACGCGAGCCTGGAGAAGTGGCGGCGTGTGATCATCGCACTTCCACCCCGCATGGGCAAATCAGACATCTTTAGCGCGTATGGACCAGCGTGGTTCGAGGGACTCTTTCCGCATCTCAACGCTGCGGTGATTACTTACGAGGCGACGTTCTCGGAAGGCTTCGGTCGAAAGGCTCGCAACATTCTTGAGACGTATGGGCCGCAGATTTTCGGTGTGACTGTTGACCCCAGGAATGCCGCTAGCGATTGGTGGGCGACTGTTGATGCACGAAATCTTCGACGCACGAAAGGTGGCACGCTTCGGGCCTTTGGTATTGGCGGTCCTGCGATGGGTAAAGGGTTCAATATCATGTCGATTGATGACCCGATTAAGAACGCGCAGGAGGCTTTGTCAAAGACAACGCGAGATGGGCATTACGATTGGTTCCAGACCACCGCGAAGACTCGTCTCGAACCAGGGGCAGTCGTTTCGGTCAGCATGCAGAGGTGGCATGAGGATGATCTTGCGGGACGACTCATGCGCGAGGAGGGAACCATCTATAATGGCGGCGCGTGGAATCCGATCATCATGCCGTTGCGCGCGGAGCCGCTGACTCGAATTCATATTCCCGGCCTTGTTGGCACGTTGCCAGATTTGTTGGGTCGTGCGAACGGTGAGTATCTTTGGCCGGGTCGATACACTGAGGCGGAACTTGCGGAGAAAGAGCGGACCACTCTTGCGTTCTGGTGGGCTGCGCAGTATCAGCAGCGGCCCGCGCTGCCCGAAGGCGCGCTCTTCACGCGTGACAAGTTCCGCTACTACGATGACACAGGGCGTGGCTACAATCTCAGGCTTCAGCAACACACTCCCGAGTTCGTGCCGGATACCCAGTTCAAATTCAAGTTCATTGACGTTGATCTCGCCGCATCATTGAAAGAGAAAGCCGACTTCACGGTTTTCGCGTTGTGGGGCGTCACGTATAGCGGGCGTCTCATGCTCCTCGATCTTATTCGGAAAAAGATGGAGGGTCCCGAGCAGGAGGAAGTGTTGGAGACTTTTTACCACACGAACAAACCCGTATCGGCGGTCTGGATCGAGTCAGTGCAGTACCAACTGACGATGGTTCAGAAGATGCGGCGGCGCGGCATGCCCGCGAAAGAATTCAATCCGAAGGATCATGGGAACAAGTACGCTCGTGCGCTCTTCGCGTCGGCCCGCTTCGAGGGCGAGAACATTCTGTTTCCGACGCCCGGCCCCGGAGCGAGGTGGATGAACGACTTCGAGGATGAGCTTCTTAGTTACCCCTGGTCGGGCGGTCATGATGATCAAGTGGATGTACTCTCGATGGCGTCTATCGTCGCGGGTGGCGGCGATCAACTGACTGGCGACAGCATCAAGGTCATTGGCGGTGGTGAGTCTGGTGGCGGGGGTTGGACGCGCGTCTCTGGATAGTAGCTATGTTGACTTAGCGTCGCGGCGACATCAGGCGGCGGCGGCTACTTCTTTCCAGTAGACTGTAGATCAGTGGCAGGGAAGTACAGCGCAGCCGATTACGACTTCGCTACCGAGGGCGTGAAGGCGGGCGCTACCTCGAAGGAAATCTTTGAACGCTGGCCCGACGGACCCGGCAAATCGCCGCGCCCGAGCTTCAATGCGGTTGATCACTTCGTGCGCCACATAAAGCGCGGCGGGCACTTTGTCCCTGCGAAGGCGGCACTACCGATCGACTCGGAAACTCCCAAGGAACCCGACATTGCCAAAATCTCGAAGGACGAGCGCGAGCGTATCAAGGTCGAGTACGACCGCAAGACGCTCGCCATCTTCAGGCGCGAAAGGGCGCATACGGACGAGATCATCGAGGCAATCCGCGACGCGGCGGGAGCTATTCCTCCAGTTTCGATACCGATTCTCTCCGCGCCCGGCGGCGCGCACAGCGAGCAGACTGCGGTGCTCCTATTTAGCGACCTTCACGTCGGAGCCAATACCGACATTGAGGAGACGGGCGGACTGGGCGAGTACAACTACCCGATTTTCCGCAAGCGGCTCGTCGTGCTGCGCGATGCGATTCGCTCGATCACGAACGACTACCATCGCATAGCGCACCCAGTCAAGAATCTGGTTGTCCTCTCGCTGGGCGACATCATCGAGAACGTCACCATCTTCCCATCGCAGCGTGACGCTGCCGACGACCTCACCGAGCAGGTGCTTCGGGCACAGAACGATATCGCGGAGTTCTATCTTGGCTTGCTCGACACATTCGAGAACATCTCCGTCGTCGCCGTGTCGGGGAACCACGGACGCATTGGGCGCAGGGGCGAGTTCAAGCATCACGTCAACTGGGACTACATCATCTCGCGCTCGCTCGCGGCCCGCATGGCCGATACGACTGACCGCATCAGCTTCAATGTTCCGAAGTCGCCGTTTGCAATCGTCGATGTCGAGGGCTACACATTCCTGCTCCGGCATGGCGATGGCATCAAGTCGTGGGGCGGCATTCCGTTCTACGGCATTCAGCGCAGCACGGGGCGATGGATCGCGATTCAACAGTCGATGGGCAAGCGGTTTGATTACATGGCGATGGGACACTTTCATCAGCGGGCGGACCTACCCTTCACCGGAGGCGAGGTGCTCATGAATGGATCATTCGTCGGCTCCTCGCAGTTCTCGGTCGAGGTGATGGAGACGCTGTCCCCGCCCGAGCAGTTCTTCGGCTTCGTGCACCCGAAGCGCGGCCTGGGGGCGCGCTACCCGATCGACCTCGAACCCGGTCGCCGTATCTAGGAGCTTGACAAATCGTGCGTCACTCAGTAGCATTAGCAGTATGATGCCGTCATGCGGGTTGGAGAGGAGAATCCAATGAGCGTTGCCCCGAAGCTACCCCTGCCGTCCGTCTGCCGCGTCTGCCACACGACCATTCATGCCGCTCTCGTCCGCGCCGAACAACATGCCGTCGCCCCCTCGCGTAGGAAAGCTATCGTCTGGTTCCACGACGCGTCGCTCGCGTCCATCATCCGCCGGGGCGGATCGCACGAAGCCCTTCCCGATCCGGGCTACCAGCCTCAGCGCGCGCGTGTTGTCGGTCCGATTCTTGAGTCGGTGACCGAGATGACTCGCGACTGGAAGATCACGCCAGTCATCGCATAAGCGTAGTCCGTTCCGCGTCGCAAGGGCCGGGTCAATCCCGGCCCTTCTTTTTACCATCGACCAAAACCTGCTAGTCTCAATGTAATGTTGAGTGCGGGGAGATATGCGTGAAGGGCAGGAACATCCGAGAACTTCAAGGTCAGGTAGACCGAGCATTGGGTATCCCGTCGTGCACACTCCAAATTCAGCGCGCGGACGGGGACTTGGTTTTCAGGATCAGGTATCCGTTGCGTCTCCACGACCCGAAAAGGGGTCCGCTCTTGACGACCGAGTATCGGCTGACGAACGGAGTGATTAGAACCGCTCAGGACATCGTTCACGAAATTCCCGAGCTTGTCGAAATTTCCCTCGTCATGGCATTCACTGAGATCATCAGGCGTAAGATGGACTGGCCGATGGGATGGCCGGTTCCGTCACCGTCCCAAATTGAGCGCGTGCTCACTATGCCGGTTCGACAGGATGTCGGCGGACGAGTCACCGTACACGGAGAAGTGAACTAAGAGATGTTGCTCTACTCGCAGCGAGATTCGCGATGGGCGGGTCATGGACTCGGATGGGGACCCGCTCTTGGCACGATCGGTGCGTACGGATGCTTCGACACGTGTTATGCGATGGTTGCGTACGACGTTGGCCTGGGCTATCGGCCCGACACTCTCGACAACCTCTTCACCGCGAAGGCGATCTTCGTTCGCGATCCGACTGGTACGTATGATTTCTTGCCCGACAACGCGATGGATAAGGCGTTCCCCGGCAAGTTCAAGACGACCATCTACTCTGGATTCAATGTTGGTGCGATTGCGACGGCAGTCGCGAGCAAATATTCCTACGCGTTGCTGTGGATCAGCACAGCTTCCGTTCCGACTCACTTTGTGATCGCGGCCTCGACCTCTGGTGGGACAATCATCGACCCGTGGTACGGTGCCTATGGCACGCTGGGCGGTTACGGTGGCCCTGGAGCGGTTCACAAGACCATCATCGTGACCTACATTCCGCCAGCACCCGCTCCGGCTCCGGTTCCCGTACCGGTTCCGACACCCGCACCCACGCCAGCACCGGCTCCGGTTTTCGTGAATCCGAATAGGAGCTTGCGCTACCCAAATTCATTGTGGGTTCCCAGTCCGAACTTCACTGCTGATCGCCGTGACGCGGGCAATCCCCCTACGAAGCCGAGCTACGACTTGAAGAATGGGTACGACATCGTCTTCCACTCCACGGACGGCGGTGCCGCAGGCGTGGACTCGACGTTCCAGAACCCGAACCCTGGAGGCTCCGGCCCACGATCGGCCCACTTCATGGTGACCAAGCTGGGCACCGTGCACCAGTACGTTGACGTGAAAGATACCGCGTGGCACGCTGGGAACTTCGACGAGAACACTCGATCGGTCGGCATCGAGCACGAGGACGGTGGCGACAATCAGGCACCGCGTACCGAAGCTCAGCTTCAGGCAAGTGCACGTCTTGTCGCGTGGCTTGAGACGAATCTTGGAGTTGCGAAGGAGTATCTCCCGCACAGCAAGATCGTGGCGACGGCCTGCCCCGGTAACCTGCCGATCGCAGACATTGTCTCGCGCGCACAGTTGATCGAGAATCCGGTCGTTCTGCCAGCACCCGTGCCAGCACCGACTCCGGCTCCCGTTCCGATTCCGCCTGCGCCCCTTCCGGTCCCGACACCGCCACCGAATATCTCTGGCGCGATGTTGATCATCGTTGAGATTCAGGGACTCCTGCTAAAGCTGATAGTCGCCCTGACCGGCGGGTAATGCCGTGGACTTCACCGCACCAGTTCGGGGCAAGACCGTAAACGGGGTTTGGGTCCCGTCGTCCGCATTCGAGGAGAAAACGGATCGCTCTCAGTCCGGCCAATTCACGCTCTCGGGCGAGAACGGGCGCATTCTTCAGGGCGCACCGTCAGCCGAGTCCCGCTTCAAGGACATGCAGTCCTATCTCGAAGCAATCAAGACGGTGCCATGGGTCTTCGCGTGCGTGTCACTTCTCGGTTACAGTTTTGCGACCGCGCCCAGCGACCTCTTCGACGGTAACGATGAAGTAGTCGAGGATGAGCATGACCCATTCCTAAAGGTGTGGCACCGTCCGAATCCATTCCAGTCCGGGATGGTTTTCCGCGAGCTTATGGGAATGTTTATCGAGCTTGCGGGCGAGTCCTACATCACTCTGGAGGCGAAGGACGCGCAGGGTATTCCCGCCGAACTTTACTTGCCATCTCCCGCGCGCATGCGCGTGGTGCAAGACAAGCAGTCCGGCGAGATCATCGGCTACGCGTACGACACGAGTGGCTACCAGAATGGTCGTTACCTTCCAAGCTTCATCCCATACGAAGTGGATGAGGTCGTCCACATCAAGGTCGCGAACCCTCTAAACCAAATGCGCGGACTTGGCAACATCGAGGCGATGGAGCAGACGATGGACACAATGATCGCGATGACTCAGAACGAGTTGAACTACTGGAAGTCCGGTGGTCGCATCACGGGTGTCCTCGAAACTGATCAGCAACTTGACACCGATACTTTCGATCGGCTCGTTAACCGCTGGCGACAGTTCAGTGCAGACAAGCAAGCGCGCTTTAAGACGGCGATTCTCGAACAGGGCCTCAAGTACACTCCGGTCGCGGAAGGTTTCAAGGGCCTGGACTACTCGAAGCTCGATCTCTCGAAGCGGGACTTCGTGCTCGCGAACTTCGGCATCCCGAAAAACAAGCTGGGCATCATCGAAGATGCACAGTACAAGAGCGACGAGGCGGACAGGTTTTTCTGGAGCGAGACGATGGAGCCACGGCTTTCTCGCGCAGAGGACCACTTCAATTACGGCTTCCCACGTGGCTTGGTCGAGGTCTTCCATCCCGAGGGTGACTACCTCTTCCGTTACCAGCGGAAGAACTTCGAGGACGACACCGTCAAGATGAACAACGCGCAGATGATGCGCAACCTGAAGGCGTTCACGCAGAATGAGATTCGCGTGTACTTGGGCGTCCCCGAGCTTCCCGGTAAGGCCGGAGATTCTGTCATTCTCCAGCAGACCGATGTCGTGGTCGAGCTTGACAAGATGGATAAGGCCGATACCGAAGCTGGAACGGCTGGAGGTGGTCCTCCCGCGCAGATGGCCCCGGACGATCCCAAGCTTCTCGCGGCTCGCGCTCCTAAGCCCGGCGGATCGGGCGGGTCGAACCCCATCCCCGGACAGCCCGCGATCACACAGGGGACCCAGACGGGTCGTCAGGCTGCCGTTGACGCGACCGGCCACATGCCTGCCAATCCTATTTCGGCGGGACCAAAGGCGAATGGTCGCCCACCGAAGTCACCAGAAAAGGCGTTTACGGCAGAGGCACTCTCCTACCTCACTCAGGAGGAGCGGGATTCGCTCATCGCGGACTACGATCGACAGGTGAAGGCGGCGCAGGAAGTCCGCCGGAACATGCGCATGCGCGGCATTGGTGTCCGCAATGTGCGCGCCAAGTCGATGTCGGCCCGACTCAATGAGTATGGGGAGAAGCGGGCCGCTCGATACGAGACAAAGATGATGCAAGTGCCATCGCATCGGCCCGCCCTGGCGGCGCTCATGATCAGCAAGGGCATCACCGCGCGCGATTCTCTGACCTACAAGTATAGTCCGGTGCTGCGTGAGGCGGCCAGCAAGGTTCGACGCTCGTTGACTGCGGTTATCGGCAAGGCGTCGAAGATTCCCGATCGTGAATTGCGTCACGCGTACCTCAAGAAAAACTTGAGTTTCGCCCCCATCAACGAGGCCGTGCACCAGCTTCACGCTGAGGCGGCCAATGAGGGTTGGGACGTAGGTAAGCGGGTACTCGGTTTCTCGAAGCGTGCTCGCGTCGAGACAAAGTCCGATTTTACCTCGCCCTTCCTGACGCGCCGATATCATCGGGCGCTTGCTCCGAACGCACAACAGATCGACGATCGCATGATGAACGATGTTCAAGACCTCATCGACACCGGTCTGACACGCGCGTACTCCCCACTCCAGATCGCGAACGGCGTGCCGGACGAGAACTATGGTGGCGTCGCCTCGATCTTCGAGGGGGACGCGTACGATGCAGAGCGCATCGCGCGAACCGAGTCCATGCTCGCATTCAACTGGGGCGCGGGTAATGCGATCCTCGACTCCGGCGCGACCGAAACGGAGGCGCTCGATGGCATCGACGATCCCGAGTGCGCTAACCGCAATGGCACCGTGTACGAGATCGACCCCGACACTGGCCTCGCGATTGACGACATGGGCGAGCCGGTTCGTGATCACCCCAATGGCACCCTTGCATTCATTCCGACTGGCAACCTTTCCGATCTAATCGAGACAGGCGCGCTCGATGTCGAGGCGCTCGATGCTGGCGAATGGGAGGGCAAGGCGGCTACCATCGGTGGGTCGCAAGCCGCCCGTTACCATAAGCATCGTAACGGCGTGATCCATGCGCACGATGAGGGCCACGACCCCCATGGTCATCGTTGGGCCAAGTTGGCGGCAGGCGCTCCAATTGTTTCTACGGTCGTCCCGAAGATGGCGACTGAAGATGAAACCTCCTCGAAGGAACTCGTTGCGACGCTGAAGGCTGCGACAGCCGATCTCGCGAAGCTGATCGCCGGGGACTCATAATGAGCGACCTCGACCGCGAGGTTATCGCGGCGCTTGCTGATTACGTCGCGACCTCGCAGAAAGTCATCGGTTCACTTCTCGGAGAAAAGGGTGATGTCGCTGGTCACGAGTTCCACGGTAACCGGTTCACTGGTGGACTCGGGGGCGGAAGTATCACTAGCCTTGCCGGACGTATCGCCATGCGTAATGGCGTCGAGGCGCACGTCAGTTACATGAATGATCAGGATCACACCGGAGTTGCGCTCGAAATGTTGCGAAAAACAGGCGGGTTCACGTACGATGCTGTGACCCATACCTTCATGAACATCGGCGATAAGGGCTTTGCAGTTTCCCCTTACAAGGGGCGCGAGAGGGTTTTCGATCAGCCGATCATTCGCATGGACCTCATGCAGTACATTCGCGACAATGCCGATCTTCTCGGTCAGCCTGGACACGCGGTCGGTGGATGGGATGATGAGAACGGCCATCAGGTTCTCGATGTGTCTGTGATCGCGCCGACTAAGGATGAGGCGTTGACTCTTGCGAGGGCCAATAACCAAGATGCTATTTTTGATTTTCGAGCGGGCCAGTCGATTGCTGCGAAGGATGCTCCTGTCGGGGACGAGAAGTACGCAGAGGATCAGCCGCGTGACTGGCATGGGCGGTTCGGTGCAGGTGCGGGCATGGAGGGATCGGGTAGCTTGCCATTCAACCCGAAGGGTGATCAATACTTCCACGCGCTGAATGCGAAGGGTCAGGCTTACGTCGCATCGCAGTCTGCGAAGTACAAGGTGAGTATCGAGTCTTACACGAAGGAAATCCTTGGTCGCCTTCGCACGTCCGACGGCAAGCCGAATGCGGAACTACTCGCGCGAGGTGCCAAGTGGTATCCGATGGCGCACGAGTTGACGGGCAAGATTGCGGAGTCCACGAAGGACATGCCCCACCCGCTTCCGCAAGAAGTAGTGGCGACTGCGATGGCGAGGATGTCCCCACAGACCGCATGGGAAACCAATGCTGAAGTCACCGCCCGACTGTCGCAGTTCGTCGCATCGGGCAAGGCTGATGGAATGGATGGCGATAAGGCCGCGCTTGCATTCAAGGCCGAGTGGAAGGAAAACGGATGGGGCGGTGAGTCCATTACGCATCCGGGCACAAACAATGGACTTGCGATGATGAATAATCTCGTTTCGGACGCAGTCGATGCCCTGACGGGAGCTAAGTCAATCGAGGAATCGCTTCAGTCCGTAAAGCAGCGCAGCTTCGCGAACGACATCATGCTTCCGGGGCAGACGCGCGATGTCACCGTGGACATTATGATGCAAAAAGGGTTGACGTTTGCCTGCTCCGGGCAACTTCCGAAGGATGATGATCAGGCGAAGGAACTCGGACTGAAGCCCGATTCGATTTCCTCCAAGGGCGTCGAACACTACCTCACCATGAACAATCTCTTCACCGAAAATGGTGGCGAGAAGACGGGCGGGTGCAAGGCAGGCGCGGGCTACGTGATCGCGGCAGGTGGTACGCGTGTTGCTGCCGACGAACTTGGAGTTTCTCCCGATGTTGTGCAGGCGGCATATTGGCTCGTCGTGCAGGACGAGACGCCCTCCGGCTGGCCGCGCTCAACTGGTGCGACGATGACACAGATCAAGATGCCCCTCGTCAACGAACTACTCGGGCACCCATTCATTGGGACTGCCGAATACGATGTGAACGCTCCGTACGCGAAGGCCGCGACGATAGAGTTCAAGTCCGCTTCGGTGTTCCCATTGAAAGTGGACTACGGAACGATGGGCCTTGACGATGTCGAGTTGATGACCGAAGACGAGTACGAGCAGGCCGTCGAAGAGGGTAAGGATTTTACCATCGACGATCGGAAGTACAGCGACGACGAACTTCGCGATGATCATGGGCGCTGGACTGCGGGTGGAGAATCGGGTGAGTCCGGTCCTACGAAGGTCGAGACGATGGAGGATGCCGTGCGTCTTCTCGGGCAGGGCAAGGGAATTATGTTCCAGCGGCCCGAACAGGCCGTGACATTGCTTCACGAGCTTTCAAGAATCGCGAACGATGCCAAGGCGAAGGGCGAAAAGGCCCCGACCTACGATCTCTGCAAGGTTTCGGTGGCGGATACGAACCTCTTTTGTTCGCAGAACGTGGGTATCCCCCGATCCGCGATGCCTCAACTTATTGGGAAGCCCACGCCGGGTAGCCCTGCCGACTCCCTGTCAAAGAACGCGAAGGGTGAGGTCGATCTTGGTCCCGCGTTTCGAGACTATCTCGGGGCGCAGGGTCATGTGATTGAGGACACGAATGAGTACGCCGATCGACTGCGCGCATCTCAGACAGAGATGGACGGGACGAAGGTTGGCGGCATGATGGAAGCTATCCAGGCTGGAAAAATTCCGCCCTCGGCCATCTTTGTTTCGGATGACAACTATGTCATCGACGGACATCACCGTTGGGCGGCGACCGTCGGCGTTCAGTACGGCGATAACTCGGAAGAAAAATTGCAGATGCCAGTGGCCCGAATCGACATGAAGATTCTTCCGGCACTTGCAGCCGCGAACGATTTTGCGACGATGATGGGTATCCCCCAGTCGGGGATCACGAAGGCGTTCTTCGCTGTGCTTGACATTAAGATGTGGCTGGATGCGAAGGCCATCGAGCAACATGGCTTTCCCGAGATGGAGGGCAAGGCGCTCTCTGACGCAGAGAAAGCGGACTTCGGGCGCGAGACGGATAGGATTCGCGAGAACGTCGCCAAGCCCGAGAATCAGAAGCCGCACCAATTCGAGGCTGCCCACTGGACGCATCCCAACGGACATCCGCGCTGCATTCGGTGTGGCGAGGAAGAGAGCACCGACGGCATGTGTCGTGGTGATATGGTGCCGACCGGGGAGGACGCGCGAGACGGGTCGCGGCCCGCCGACAAGTCCTTCGAGACGCGTGTGCAGTTCAAGCTGGCCGAGATTAAGGGCGATGCTTCGGGCCTGATTAAATGGTTCGAGGACGGTGCCGACGGCCAAATCACCTGGGGTTCGCCCGGTGATTTCGATGACTGCGTGACTGTGGCATCGAAGCACATGGACGAGGATCAGGCCAAGGGCTTTTGCAATTTGAGGCATCAAGGGGCGACGGGCGCACCTCCGGGGAAGGAGTAATGATCAACCTCCTCGAAGCAGCCGAAGCGGCTCGTGGTGTCGAACGGTTTGAAAATCTTCGGGCTGCCGTTATCGCTGCGAAGAAAGTCTCGTACGAGTTCAAGTACAGTCCCGACCAGCCTCGCGACTATCATGGTCGCTTCGGTAGTGGCGGTTCTGCTGCGGCAGAGGATGCTACGCTGACGGCGGCCCTTGAACGAGAGTCCGCGAATAGGCTAGATGCTCATCCGAAGCCGGTGACCACTATGGAGAACGGCCTCACGGTGACCACGACTCCGCAGTCCGCCAACCCAGCGGTGCGCGCGCTCCAGACCTACCAGGGCGCGGGGTCGGACGCGATGAACATGCGACTGCGCGAGGGCTTTCAAGCTTCGGTCGCTGATGGTCGCGAGACAGACGCCGAGATTAAGGCGATCGACTCGTTGATGCGTCCCCTTGAAACGGCCCGCACGCTATTCCGCGCGATTGGAGATGGAGGGCTTGAGGCTCTACTTCCCGATCTCATCCATACCTTCCCGGAGCGCGGAGAATTTGATGACGTGAACCGTCCATCTCAGCAAGTGATTAACGACGCCCTTTCAAAATTGGTTGGTACCGTCATTACAGATAAGGGCTTTGTCTCAACGACATCTGACATTGAGGTTGCAGATGCGAAGGTGGCTCTCGGTGAGATGGTGGTGCAGATGGATGTACCCGCTGGAACGAAGGCAATCGACATTGTTGCGCGCGATCTGGGCGATCACGACTATGATTTCGAGCAAGAGGTTCTTCTAGCGCGGGGTGGGTCTTATCGTATTGACGGTGTTAGTTCAGAGCCTAGTTCGAGATTTGCGAGGCTCGAAGGCGAGTCCCCCGTATACGTGATCCACATGACGGCGGTGAAACATGGGTAAGTCAAAATGGATTTGGAACGCAGGTGAATTTGTCGTTACCGCGCGGCCAAAAACAAAGGGCGTCGAGGAGAAGGGCGGGGCCGGATCGGGCCGGACGGCAGGACATGGGTTCGGCGGAAACCAGTGGGTTAAGGTCGGGGGCGAGGGCGTGCTCGCGAATCCGAACGATCCCGTCAAGGCGATGCAGGGACTCCAGCGGCGCGTGCGCGCCTCGTGTGCTGGATTCGATAAGACTGTTTACCGCACGCTCGACAAGTACAACGAGAATCAGCCGACGAGTGGACGCAAGGAAGAGCGAGAGGCGCTCAAGGATGCGGTTGCTGACGAGATCGCAGCAAGGTCCGGCCTCAGCTACGAGCGGTCCAATGCGATGATCAAGACGTGGGCAAAGAGTTCAACCGATACGGAACCGGACTCGATCGCGCTCCAGATGGCGGTGGCCGCGAAGTTCAACATCAATCCCGGCGCGTACCTCTCAGAGCGGGCCGCTTATATGGCGGGCGGATTCCGAGACGTGATCGCAGCCGGACCACCTCCGGTGCGTAATGACATCGACAACAGCGGCAACCTGCTCATGGGGCAGGACAGCATCATGGGCCACTCTGAAATCAACCCCTCCGACTACAACGAGAATTGGAACGACGCGAACAAGGCTTTTTCAACCGCGATTCTGATGTCGATGGAACTCGACAAAACGACGACCTTCATCATCCCGAAGGAATACGCGACGACCGGCTCGATCAATCATGGGTACGGCGACTTTCCGTTCCGCCCCTTCCCTGGATATGGCCTCAGCGTCTACACTCATTCGGAAGGATTCAAGGAGGAGACGCTGCCGAATGGTGATTTGCGCTTTACGCGCGATAACACATTGAGCGGGCCGCCGGAGAATGCCAATCCAGCCTCGTTCGAGAGCCAGCCCATCGACCTTGAACAGCGTATGTCTGACGCGGCGAAAGTGGTCGATGCGATGTACGCGCACACTCAAGAGGTGCTCGCGGCGAGCGACATCAAAGAACTCACCGTCTTCCGTGGCATGCACTTTCACGCTGACGACCCCGAGCCGCCCGAAGCCCTCAAGCCACTCATCCCAACTTCATGGGAAGAGACGACGCCCGGCCATCCCCGCGATACGAATCCGCAGGCGGTCGAGATCGACCTGAACCCGATCTCCTCATTCTCAGTTAACTCGCACTCGGCTGAGGACTTTGCAGGCGGGGGCGTGCGCGGCCTCGTTTTCGCGACGACGGTTCCCGCCGAGCGCGTGTTCAGCCTCCCCTCAACTGGACTAGGATGTCTACGCGAGGGCGAGGTGGTTGTGATCGGCGGTCCGACGAAGGCCGTCGCATCTGTGAAGAACGTAGCCGGGTGGAACACGAGTGGCGCGGAGCCGCCTCACCATATCGACCAGTCGAGGTTTTATAACCGATGATTCACGAACAAGAACTAGGGCAGGCGAACGTCGATTGGATCGACCGTGCCAAGGCTAGGGCCGAGTTCAAGGATTTTAGCTCGACTGAAACGAAGGGTGGCGCTGGCTCTGGTCAGAATGCGGGCCATGGGTTCGAGGGCAATCAGTGGGTGAAGGTCGGCGGGATGGCTCAGCCCGAGCACGCCAGTATTCATTTGTCGCCGGAGGACCTTGGAAAGCTGGGCACGAAGGTGTTGCTGGTGAAGCGGGCTGAAGCCGAGAAAGTCGGGACGCATGAAGACAATCGAGACGAACTCGCTCGTGAACTTAAGACTCACATTCAGGACACGATAGCTCGCGAGACGGGCTTGTCTAGGGAGCGCGTAGATGCGTTCACTAGGACGTGGGCGCGTAGTTCGACCGACACAATTGCGGATTCGGTTGCGATGCAGGAGGCGGTTGCGAGCAAGTTCGGTTTGCCGATGGGCGACTATCTCAAGGAACGGGCGGACTATCTTGCCGGAGGCTACCACAAGGACTTGCTTACAGTCAGCCAGATCAACGAGATCGGGCGCAATGTCAAGCAGTTTGTTTTCGAGGCGAACCAGCAGTTGTCTGGGAATCAATCAGAGGTCGGCCAAATTCTTCCCCCGCCTCCATCGTATGGAGAATCTGCGTCGCATCAGTTCTACGTGGCGATCGGCAAGCAGGATGCGATGTTGAAGCCACTGGAGCTTCACAACGCGGCTCTCGAAGCAGCCGTACAGAATGGCGAGGAGTTTAAGTCCTTCGACATCGTAGCGCGTGCGGCGGAAAATGCCGGAAAGGATATTGCGGAGATCGACCCCGACGTGATCTCGCCCTACAAAGCTACCTTCGAAAACTATGAAGAAAATGGAGTTGCGTTCAGGAACAATGCTCTCAACCTTTACACAGATGAGGGCGACCGCCAGGAGTTCGGCGCGCGTGTTGCGGACGCGCTACGGTATGCGGATGAGGTTTACAGGGAAACTCAGTTCACGCTGAAGACATGGGGCGTGAAATATCTGGCGCTTGATCGTGGCATGTCCCTTATGGAGAAGCCGCCGTCGGATCGTACGAAGATCGAGTTTGAGTCGAACCCGCTTTCCTCGTGGAGTGCTGACGCGCGTATTGCTCTGCGCTTCTCGTATCACGATGTCACGAGTGATGAGAAGAGTCCTAGCCCCTGGTGGCTGAAGGCGACGGTTCCGGCTGAGAAGATTTTCTCGTTGCCATTCACTGGGCCGGGTTGCTATCACGAGAACGAAGTTGTCTGCATCAAGGGCGATTACGATGTCACTGCGCAGGAAGGGCCGGTGCCGTCATGATCAAAATAGTCGAGCAGGACACGGGGCAGATAAATGTCGATTGGATCAATCGTGACATCGCGCGCGAGGAATTCAGTTCGCCCGTGAAACCCGCTCCCGCCCGCGCAAAAACAAATGGCGAAATGAAGGAAGCGCATGACGTGTCTGACGAGGCCCGTGACGAGCACGGTGAGTGGACGACCAGTGGTGGGAGTGGAACCATCTCAATGTCTGAGGCCAGGACATGGCTGGCTGATTCTAAAAACAAGGCGATCACTTATCACGTTACTAGCGATGAAGGGGCGCGCAGTCTACTGAAGGGTGGCGTCACTAAGATGGGCATGGGTGCATTGGGTCCCGGCTTTTATACCTCAAGTAAATCTGGTAGCGAAAGTCTTGGTCACGGTTCGACGAGAGAGCTTGAGGTTGCGATTCGACTTGAGCGGCCCCTCGTCGGTTCATCCGAAAAGATTCAGCGGTACTACTACAAGATGCTCGCAACTTCTCAGCGTGATCCGAATGGTTCGCCCGAAAAGTTGCGACAAGCGATGCTGAAGGACTATGACGGCTTTATCGTTCGTAACGTGAGTTGGGCAAATGGTGCCGATTGGGTGATCGCGCTGAAGCCGAATGCCGTGAAGTTCGTCGATTCTAGTAAGGAATCTCATGATGTTTCGGGTGAGGATCGCGATGATCACGGGCGATGGAGCGCGGGTGGCGGCGGGGGTGAGGAGCCCAGCACGGTCCGCCTCGTCAGCGCGGGTTGGGTCGTGCCGGGCTCGCAGCACCCCGTAAACCTCAAGCCGGAGACGCGGGCCGCTGTCCTGAAGCAGCTTCTAGTTGATGCCGGAACGCACGTCGTAACGGCTGAAGACTATATGCACCTCGCGGGCAAGTACCTGATGGCCGAGCAGGACGTGAACAGTCGTACTCCAAATACTCCAGCGGATCAATGGGGCGAGCACGCTACTAAGTTCTACGAGCTTGAAGAGACGATGGGCGATTACGAGACGGCGGACGCGTGGCTGATGAACATCGAGCTTCGTGCCGGAACGAATCCTGACGATCTCTCGATGACCAATCACGGGCCGAACGAACTAGACGAGTGCTTCAGGGTCTTCGGGTCGAGCTTCGAGGATGACAAGATCCTCTTCCGGGGCGCGATCATGGCCGAGGTCCCGCAGGCCGGAGACACCTATCACGACGAGGCTTACGTCTCGACCATCAATACTCCCGACGATGCTGTCGACGCGTCGAGTAAGGGGTATGCCAACGTCGTCTCAGAACAGGCCGCCCCCGTTGACGGCGCGAGTACCATCTGGGAGATCACTATCCCGAAGGGCGCGACATGTCTCGCGGTGCGGCCCGACGAGTACAAGAGTCCGGCCAACGATTCCTTTCAAGAGGTCCTCCTCCCACGCGGTGCAGACTTCCGGGTCGAGAGCGTTGAGGTCAAGAACAAGGTTGCCCTCATCAAGGCCACTTATCTCGGCTCGAATCCGCGACCCTTTGGGAAGAAGTCTGCGCCCTCCGAATTGCCGTTGGCCCCGCCTGGGCGCGCGTGGCGTGTCCTGTGGCTGCCCGGCGATTTGACTTTGGAGACGCCCGCGAGGGAAAAGGATTTTACCATCGACGATACGAAGGGTGGAACCGGCTCCGGGCGTCGAGCGGGACATGGCTTCGGCGGGAACCAATGGGTCAAGGTCGGAGGTGAGGGAGGGGATGGCGTAACGCCAAAGACTCCAAAGGCTCCGAAGGTGAAGGGGCCGAAGGGGCCGCTGACATACGAGAAGATGTCGCCCGGCCAGCGTCAGGCGGTGCACAGCATCGTGCAGGACCTTGCGCAGGCTGTCAAGTGGGGCTGGAATAGCAGTGAGTGGAATCAGGAACCCGGTAGTCGTCCGCCGTCGCATCCGTTGTACCCCGAATCCCGCAATTCGGTTGTCGGAGCGGTGGTGAGTCTGGAGGCGACAGGTATCGACCATGAGCAGCTTGTCCGTGCACTGGCGATGGACGCGGGCCTGACGAAGGGCCTGCATGCAGGTAGTGGCGTGGTGACCGACTATACGATTCATAACTTCAGCCGCGACATTACTTCACTCCAGACGATTGACCCGAACGCACCACGTTCAACTGCGGAGGGCGATCCCAATCGCGTGAAGTCACAGATTGCACCAGAGCGGGCCTTGGCAATGGCAGATGAGGTCATGCGACCCATCAAGCTCGCGCAGTTTGCGGCAACTCAGCGGGATTCGCAGGGCGCTCACCTTGCGGCGGGCCTCGCGGACCCGACCAAATTCCCGGCCTACGCGCGAGAATCACTAACCCGCGTTGCGGAGCTTG